TTTTTTTTTTTTTTTTTTTTATTTTTTTTTTTTCTTTCAAATTTGGATTGATGAAATAACATTAATACTTAAAAGTATTAATGTTTAATTTTAATCAAATTTTAATCAAATTTTATGATATTTTATATATTATTTTCTATTAATAATTATAAATGGATCAATTCTATTCTAAGGATACAGTATTAAAAGCAATTACAACATTGAAAGAATTATTTTGTAAAGATGAAGATAAAATAATGTGGGATGAAGTAACATCTAGGATGTTAAAACTATCTTCTACTAATACTGCAACATCATCTGAACAAGTAAGTCCTATATCAGATCTAAGTCCTATGTCTGATTTGACCCCTAAATCTGATAAATCTAATGATAATTCATTTCAAAGTGTTGATATGAAAAGAAGTACTAGTTCTTGTGATGTAATATTAGAATTGACACAATTAAATAGAAATATAAATAGAAAATTATCAGTATTTATAACGGAGAAGGAGTGTGAAGGAAAAATTTGGAATGTAGATGTATCAAGTAATAATATATATTATTTAAATTGTGATATAAAAGATCCAAATTATGGTTCTGAAATAGGTACTTGGGAAAATAATAAGCCGAATCTTAAACCGGATTGGAAATATTTATTAAAAAAGAAAAAATGATAATTATGTTTAAATATATATAATAAATTTGATTAAAGTAAAAAATAATTTTTTTCTATTTAGATGCCTTTGGAAAAAATTAAATTGGTAATACAAAAAAAAAAAGTAGTAGAAAATAAAATTTGTAATAGTGAAAAAAATAAATCAAATATTTCTAATACAGAAATATCAGATTCAGCAGTAAAAATATCAGATTTAGTTTTTAAAAATTTAGATGAAGTTATAATAGATGGAAAAACTGATAATAAGTCAAATCTTTCCTTATCTAATAATACGTTATCATTGCCTAAAACAGCTTTTAATATCCGTGTAAATAATTCTTCTAATCTTCATCTTGTAATCTCTTCTAATAAAGACATTAAAGTTATTAAAGATAGTACTCTATCATCAAAGAATCTTAAAGAGGAATTAATGAGAGTTTATAAACTTTTAGATAATGATTATAATATGGATGAAAATGCAATGAATCTTTATAATATTCTAAAAAATTGGAAATAACTATTTATTAAATAATTTGCCAAGAATATTTATTTTTTATTAATTGGATTAGTGGTTTTACTGATTAGTTAATCTACCTGAACTACCACTGAACATATTATTCTTATTAATTACATTTTTTGTATTCCATTCTAAATCTTGATCGAATTCTTCTGCTCCATAGAACATATGACCCATATTAATTACATTTTGGGTATCCCATTTTAAAGGTTGATCAAAACTAATTGCTCCGACGAACATCGAGTTCATATTCGTTACCTGACTGGTATCAAAATTTAAAGATTTATTGAAATTTTCTGCTCCATAGAACATATGACTCATATTTGTCACTTTTTGAGTATCCCATTCTAAAGGTTGGTCAAAACTAGTTGCATCTAAGAACATCGAGCTCATATTAGTTACATTACTGGTATCAGAAAAATTTAAAGATTCATTGAAATTTTCTGCTTCCTGGAACATAGCGCTCATATTAGTTACATTTTCTGTTTTCCAGTATAAAGGTTGGTTAAAATTTTTTGCATCACAAAACATTTCACTCATACTAGTTACATTTTCAGTGTTCCATTCTAAAGGTCTATCAAAACTAATTGCTCCTAAGAACATCCCACTCATATCAGTTACATTACTAGTATCGGAAAAATTTAAAGGTTGATTGAATTTTTCTGCTTTCTGGAACATCGAACTCATATTAGTTACATTTTCTGTTTTCCATTGTAAAGGTTGATTAAATTTTTTTGCAAGAGCAAACATATCACTCATATCGGTAACCATTTCGGTATCAAAATTTAAAGGCTGGTTAAAATTAGTTGCCCCTGAGAACATTTTACTCATGTTAGTAACATTTTCTGTATTCCAATCAGTAATATTACCATTAAAATTACTAAAATCTTCGAATAAGCTACTCATATCTGTTACATGAGTGACATTCCATGTTTCTATATGAGGACAAGAACTAATATTATTTTTATAGGTTTTTACTGCTTTTCTTATTGTAACATTATTTAAATTATCAAAATAAACATCATGCGGTGGAGGTGGTGGAGTTGGTATTCCAGGTGGAGGACATTGCATTTGCCAAAAATTAGTATTTTCTGGTTCGTTAGTTAAAGGATTTTTATTATATCTATGTCTATTATTACATGCTGCGGTTCTTGAAGCACACTGTCTTGTAGTATATTGTAGTATATCATTCTTAAGAATACATTCAAAATTACTAGGATCTATCAAGCAATTCTTGTCTTTATCATATGCATTACCTTTACAGTTATAGTCACCATCTTGCTTATTAAATGTATAGTTATTTGAAAGGTTTTTAATATTGTCATCTTTGGGATCCAAATCATAAAGATCTGCTTTTTCTTTAGGTTCCACTATAATTAACTCATCAGTATTTCTGGGATATGGGGGAAGTGAACCAGATCCTCCAATTATAAAATTTAAGTATTTTTTGATTATATTTTTACCTAATTTACTATGTATATTTACTTTTTTATTATTAACAGGATTTTTTATATATTTATACATTATACTATATAAATATATAAAATAAATAAAAAAAGATGATGATAAATTTGTAGATATTAAGTAATTTTATTACTTTTTGATAGATTTTCGGATGCCCATAAAGGTTGTAAATTAGTATAATGAAAACATTTTTCTTGTTCTTTTTCATCTAACAAATTAAATGAGGAACATGGAATGATATGGTCGATATGCCATTCACCGTGGTTCGACCAAGACATACCCTCTTTAAATTTTTCCTCTAAATATTTCATTAGAAATGATGTAGAACATCCTGTTAAATCTAAAGTGTTTGTAGATTTAGCGGCATTTTTTGCGGACAATGCGGACCCTAATCTACTGCGTAGAGTTTTTGAAAGTTTAAATTCGGGGTCTGTTAATTTTCTCTTTTTTTCATATTCAACATATTTTTCTGAAATTTCTTTCCTATTTTCTATACGGTATTTTACTAAACAATCTTTGCATTCATTTCTTAAAGAATCCCAATGCTTTGAATCATTATTATAATTTTCTAATGGTTTCCAAATTTTACAATGGCAACAAGGTTTTCCTAATATACCTTCATCGTTTTGAGTATGCGGAATTCTATGTTGAGAAGGTTGTCCTTTTTGCTTGTGTATAAATTGGTTATCTTCTTTAATTTTATTCCAGCTTTCTACTTCAATTTTATCTTTTTCTAAGGTTTCTGTTTTGAAAATATAACCTCCAGTAGTTTTTAGACTGCCTTTTAGCACTTTATTAATATTTGGTTTATGTAGTTCTAATTTTTCAGCTGCTTCCGCCTGTGATTCATATTTAGTCCAATCATTATCCTCAGGTTTTTTTGCATAAATATAAGTAATTTTTAAATTTTTTTTGTTGCTAGTAATATCAGAGGACATTTTATTGTATTTTTTTGCTTGTTCAGGATTATCTTTTTCCATTTTTTTGATTTGTCTCTACATTCTTGACAATTTGCTAATATTTTGCTATTTTTTAAAAATTTAGACTTTTCTTTATCTATTTTGCATTTATTGCATTTAGTTGTTTCCATTTGTTATTTTGTATGTATTTTAATATAAAAAATCTAATTATCTATCAAATTTTTTATAAAATATTTAATTTTTTTATAATTTTTCTACTCTTTTTTTAAATTATACCATCGTAAATTTTTGTATGGATTTTTAATTTTTAATTTTTATCATAATAATTTTAATTAAGAGGAAAATTTAAAGCACGAGATGCAGCGTACTCTCCTTTTGGACGTTGTAATCAGATAAAGTTCGACCATCCTCCAACTGTTTACCCGCAAAGATCAATCGTTGCTGATCGGGAGGGATACCTTCTTTATCTTGTATTTTAGCCTTAACATTATCAATAGTATCAGAGCTTTCAACTTCTAATGTAATAGTTTTTCCGGTTAATGTTTTAACAAAGATTTGCATTTATTTTATATAATATATCTATATATAATTTGAATTTAGCAAATAATAAATAATTATTATTTGACAAATTTTTCTAATAATATTATAATGTATTTAAAAATAGTAAATCCTTTAACAAATAGAAAAGTTAATATTAATAGTAAATTAGGTATAATAATACTAAAAAAATATATTAATAATTTACAAAAAGAAGGAGGATCCAATATAGATGAAGAATGGGAAATAGTAGATGAAGAGGAAGAATCGACTAATTTATTTAATGGGAATATAGAAATTAAGGATATTTCTTCAGATGGTATAGAATTACCATTAAGAAGAGTAGCTTCGGTAGATACATACAAAATAAAAGAGGAAATAGATTCAGTTCCAAGAGCTTTAACATCCGTAAATAGTAGCGATGTTACAGAAGAGATTGAATCAAAAATCCGATCAGAATACAATAGATTGCATTTTTATGATAGAGAAGGAAGATTAAAAGGACAATTAGCACTTAATAAGGATATATTATGGAGAGATTCAGTAGCGGAGGTATCTATAAATCAATATGGAGTAAAAATTGCCACAGCATATGTTAATAGGACATTAACAGAACCAGGGAGTGGTCATTTATTTTTAGGAATGTTTGGTACAGTGACGAGACTACAATTACAGTTAGATGCTATTATTAAAATAAATAGAATACAACATTCATTTTGTAGAAACCATATAATTTCTTATGCTTTAAGAAATCCTATAGATGATAATAGAAGAGTACAAGGTTATGAAGAATATAATCCACAGAATATATTTGAAGAACGTTCAGCACCTATAAGAGACGCAAATCCGGTTTCTGATCATAATGCTTTAGTATCAGAGTTTTTATGTGTCGATAATAGAAAATTTATAATTATAACATTTAATTTACAAGGATTCAGTCATTATGATCAAGCTGGGTTAACAGAACAATTTTATACAAAACTGGACAATTTCATGTCTACTATAAATAATTATTTATTTGAAGAGAGAATAATTTTTATGTTTCAAGAGATAGTTTTAAGAGAGGGAAAACAACATGTAGAATTAATAATCAATGCATTGAAAGAAAGAATAAATTCATATTTAGATGATAGAAATTTAGGATCAAGTAGACCAGATTATGTTTTTATTTATGATGGTTTTACAAGTATGATAATGTATAATAAAAAATGTTTTAGATTAGATATATTACAAATAATTCCAAGAATTAAGTACGGTAGTAGAAAAAAGAAAGAATATGATACTGAAAATAGTTTATCCGATACAGATGTTCAAATGTATGGACAAATAGCCAGAGATAGTATACCTACGGGGACAATGATACAGAGATTTGATGAAACAACAGGATTTTTAGGAGATCCAGAATTAGGTAGAGGTAAAATGTCGAATGCCTATCAATTTTCTATTGAAATATTTGGATCATGGTATAAATTTGTAGTAGTTAATATCCATCTAAAGGCGGCTGGTTTACTTTATGCAAGAGTACATCCACCTGAAATAAGAAATATATTATGTAGAATTAAAGTATTATCACAAAATTTTAATAATCCTGTATTCTTGGCAGGAGATTTTAATGCTTTTTGTTATAATAAAGCCGAATATATAAAAGATCATTTAGCTATAGTGATGGCAGAAGATGAAAACTGCAATAGTTCATCCAGAATTTCAAAAATAATTCGAGAGGATTCAGAATTGAGAACAAGGGAAAATGGTATTGAGGAATTGGTAAATAAATGGGATACTAATTATTAATAATATTATTATATACATCTTTAATTTGATTTTCATTTAAATGATATTTTTTTTTTGTTGTGTATATTAAATTACATACTAATAAAATATGATTATTATTTATTTCTGTAGAATTATCATCTTTAATAATTATTGATAGATTCCAAATATTATCTGTTCTTTGCTTGATATCAACCTCATGTGTTAATTCATGTTTTGTAATATAACATAAACCTTCTTGTTCTCTATATAACTTAATAATATCATTTGAGTTAATATTAATTTTTTTATCTTTATTTTTATTTTTAAATTTTTTTAAAATAATTTTAGTATAATTTTGTAAATTTGACATTGAAATTGCTATTTTTTCTTTATTACAAATTTTACAATATATTTGAAATCCAGTATTACTATTATTATTTTTATAAAATTCTGATTTTGGCTTAATTAATCCACAATTAAAACAAGTTAAATCAATAATATTATCTTTTAATATAATTTTTTTATCATTATTAAGATTTTTATTTAATTTTCTACATAATTTACATTGAGGATAAGTACCATATTTCCCTTTATTGAGTTTATGAAAATTATCTAAAGATAATTGTGTATTACACTTAGTACAAGTTTTAAACATAAATTATATTATATAGATAATTAAATTTAAATAATTATCTATATTAATATTAATTAGAAATGGAAGTATGTCCAGTCGGTTTTTTTTGTTTTGATAAAAATACTTTTTTACTATTTATAATATCATTAATTATAGTTGTTGTGTATTTAATCAATAAAAATAATATAAAATTTGAAAAACAAAAAATAAAATTAGAAAATAGAAAAAAAGATTATGTAGAATTAAAAAATGAATTACAAAGTACGAAGTTTAAAGTAGAAGAAATAGAAAATAATCAAAATGATGAATTATATGTAGCCCAAAAAGATCATCAAAGAATAATTAATCCATTATATCCTCCTGAAAGATCATATCCATATAAAATAAATAAATTAGGAGTCGCTATAAATGTACCCACAAGAGGTTATAGTCCTGGATATCAACAAGTAGGTGCATTGATCCAAGAAGGAGATGATTCTACAAAAAAAATTTTGCCATTATATGGTACACAAACTTATCCTGGTTCAAGACAGTGGATGTATTACACTGGAGCTGATAATTACTCGGCTGTAAAATTACCTATTGAAAATAAAGGTAGATCATGCCAAGGAGATCAAGGGTGTCAAGAAATATATGATGGAGACACAATAACAGTATCTGGATATTCTAGTGATTTTAAAGTAAATTTATATGGTTTGGATAAACCAAGATATATACCATATGTATTCTAATTATATATAGTAAATTTATTCCTTTCTGTAATAAAATAAAAGAATCGTAAATTACTTAAAAATAATTATTTATATAAATATAAATGAGTAGAACAATAGAAGTATCTAATTTTTCAAATAATAATTTGGAAAATTACATTCGTTATACTCCAGAATTTATTGAAAATTTATCAAAAACAATAGATACAGAATTATCACCTGATATTATATTAAATTTATTAGAAATAAAGCAGAACAATAAATTTATAAAAAAAAGAAGCCCAATTAAATTAAAATATACTATGAAAACAAATTTAGCAGAAATTTGGAGAAATGAGAAAATAGATGAGTCACTTTCAAATGAGAATAAATTTATAGAAGAGATTAATGGTAATTTAAATAAATTATCAGATGGGAATTACACGTTAATTGAAACTAAAATGTATGATCTAATAATTAATAATAAAGATAACTATAAAGATTTATTAATTGATATATTTTTTAAAAAATCAATATCTGAAAAAACATTTACATCATTGTATGCAAAATTATGTTTAGTTTTTATAAAAATATATGGAGATTCCTTTAAAGCATCTATTTTAGAAAAAGTAGAAAGTATATATGAGGAAAAAATAAATGTAAACTTTTCTAATTATTCTCAAGAAGATAATTATGAAATATTTTGTCAAAAAAATAAGGAAAAATCAAAATTATTAGGAATTTTTACATTTATAGGTAGTTTATATGAATATGACATAATTGAATATCATTTGGTAATGAAATATTTTAATATTTTATTAAAATCTAGTTGTAATTTCGACGATGAACAAGCTAATTTAGAAAATTATATTGAATGTATGATTACTTTAATAACTAATATTGGTAAAAAATTGGAATTAGAACTAAAAAAAGATTTTGATACATTAATAATAAACAATTTGAGATTAATTGCTGAAAATAAAGTAGTATATAAACCCAGAACAAGATTTTTAGTAATGGATTTATTAGATTTAAAAAATAATAAATGGAAGAAATAAATTATAACAAATTTATTTAAATAAATAGATTTAAATATATAGATTTAAAAAAAAATAAATTTATATATTTAATGAGTTGTCAGTATCCTTTTAAACGGTTTAAAATAGTTCTTTTAGGTGATTGTAATACGGGAAAAACATCAATAGTTGTTCGTTATGTAAAGCAAAAATATAACAATCTTTTTTCTAGTACAATAGGCTGTTCATTTATGGCAAAAATAATAGAAAAAAATAAAATAAAATATGGTCTGGATCTATGGGATACAGCAGGTCAAGAAAGGTATCGATCATTATTACCAATGTATTATAGAAATGCAGATGTAGCATTAATATGTGTTAGCCTAAATGAAAAAATTAGTGAAAATGAAAATCATATTAGTTTTTGGATGAATGAATTAAAAAAATATGATGAAGATATTGGAAATAGAATTATACTAATATTAGGAACAAAAAGTGATTTATGTACAATTGATGATATCGAAGATTTTAAAATAAATATTAAAAATAAATTTAAAGATATACCTATTTATATAACTTCTTCTAAAAATAATATAAATATTGATAGTGTTTTTGAGTATTGTATTAATATTTTAATATATAATGTAGAAATTAATAAATCTAAAATAAATAATTCTAATAATATTTTAAAGATAGATACTCCTTCTCCAAACCTAAATTCTTCATATAATAATTCTTTTTGTAGCTGTTAATGTTTAGGTATCATCTTGAATATCAAGTAGTTGCTTTAATTTATGTGTATTAATTGATTCACTTTCAACTGGATTTGGAGGAATATCAGGATCAGTAAAAATACTAGGAGTTTTAGCTCCTATGATATTAGTTAGCATTGAACTTCTTACATATTGACTATTCAATACTGGTAATGATTTTATTGAATTACTTCTGACAGAAGCTATACTTGATCCAATTCTAGATAATGATGGTGTAAGTCTAGAAGTAGGAATAGGATTTCGAATAAGTGTTGTAGTATCAGTAAGTTCAATATTATCTGACACAACTTCTACTTCCTTAACATATTCTTCGGCATCAGTATCAGTAGAATAATAGATTAATGCACCTACAATACAAATATTAAATGGATTTACATGAGGTATTTCAATAATCATATAATTACCTTCATCATCTTCACTTGGATCACATGTAGAATGTCTATTTTCTAATGTATATGTAACTTCTATCCAATTATTTGCATATCCACTGGCATATAAACATTTTTCTTTATCATTTGATATACCAGTTTCAAAAATATTTATTCTTGGTATACTTCCGTCTATATCAGTACCTTTTACATTTACTTTGACTTTTTTTACCCTACAATTATCTTTAATTCCTACAATAGCAAATAATGATGGTGGAACATAAATAGGAGTATTGTAATTATCATCTACCTTGCATAAACCTAAACCTACAATTTCTTTATCTGTACTAGAATCACATTTTAAAACCGTGGAATATTGATCGCTACAAGGAATTACAGAAGATCTGCTGGAAAAAATACTTCTAATATCTAATTTCTTATCTTTATTCAATAAAGTTTCTGGATATCCATTTCCTACAGCAGAGATGTTTGTTGCATCTGGTGATCCTACATAAATTAATGTAGTGTCACTACTAGATTCTCTAGAACAAGATACTGTAATTTCTACATGATTAAAATTATTACTAGTATTTTGTAAGTTGCAGGAAAAACTATTAGATGTCGTTGATACTAAATCTTTCTCCTCAAAGTATACATCAGTTATAGCAAACTCAAATAATAATCTATAAACTTGTGAATCTTCACGTATAGCTGATGCTATTTTTGTATTTTCTTTATAAAGCTTTCTAGCATCTAATAAAGTTTTTAATGTAATATTTGAATTTAATGCATGACTTTTGATAGGACTAATATATGGAGTAAATTGAAATTTAAGATGATTAGATTTATTAATAATTCCTTCTAAAACTATCTCAACTAATCTTGCCATATCATTTTTTATAGAGGCTACATTAATATTCATTTTTTCCCAATATGCTTCATTACCATAAGCTTCTTTACTTAAAATACAATCAGGAATATGGTTCACATTAGTTTTTTGAATAGCATTTGGAGCTATCGTAGTATCTGTATTATAACGTAAAGATTTTAGGCATAAATTAGTATTAAATAAACTTTTTATATTTTCACTAGTAATAGTATCTCCACTATTTTGATTTATTGGCGGTGCTGATAAATTGAATAAATCTCTTATTATTAAGTTTGAATTATAACTTCCTGTACATAATGATTGATTTGAAAATGGATTTTCCAATCCACATCCATTCATTGTATATACTTGTGATGATCTTGTTGGAAATCCTCCTGTACCTAATCTTGTAACATTTATACCAGGAACTGGATTAGTCTTGTTTGAATCATCTTGTATTTTAGGAGATGAATCTACCATCCATTGATTAGGAAGTACTTTTTCTATATAATTTATTCTACTATTATTAGATGATTGCTTCATATTAGTAACAGGATTTGGCATTTTAGAAGATTGATTATTATTTTTTTGTTTATAATATATTTGTGCATTAGTATAAGAATGATGTGATCGTGTGTCGCCTTGCATTTATATTTTATATTTATAAAAAATTTTAAAAAAATAAACAAACGTTTATCAATAGGGTCCATAAATACCATTTTTATAAATTTTGTGATTATTTAACAAACTACATTCTTTACTTTTTACTGATTTATCTATTTTACCCATAGATAGCATATCTATATTATTTTTTATGTTTTTAGGATTATTATCTTTTTCTCTTTCTTTTTCTTTTAGCGTTTCTAGATCATTTTTTTTACATGAAATATTTAAATCCGGACATGGTGATGGACACTCTGGACAACTTGGACATGTGGGACATGTTATTTGTTGAGGAACACTACTTTTTAAAACATATTTATCGAAAGATGGACATTGTTTAGGTGTGGGTATAGATGATTTAAGTATATATTTACTCATATCTGGTAAAATAGGACAACTTGGTATCTCACTCTTTTTTATATAATTATCCATATCAGGACAAATAGGTATTTGAGTTTTAAGTATGTATTTACTCGTATCTATCGGTTTAGGAATATTACTTTTATGTACGTAATCTTTTAAATTGATTTTTACATGAGCTTCCTTATTTGGTAAAGGTTTTTTACAGCTACTATATATATGTTTTTCTACTACTGGTTGAGTTGCTGGACATCCTGTTTCATATGATGTAGGGGGGGGAGGAGGAGGTGGTGATACTGACGGACAACTCGGTGTTCGTTTTGTGCATTTTTTATCTTTAGTATCAATACTTAGATCTGTTGTAAAAATTTCATGTACATTGTTACCTGCGTCAGTTATTGGTGGAACTCTAGGTAGACCAGGTACCGCTGATGTAACTGGTGGTGTAACCGGTGTTGTAACGGGTTTTGTAGTTGGTGGTGTGACTGGTGTTGTAACTGGTGATGTAACTAATTTATTACTCTTTTTTTCCCCACCAAAATGATTATGAGTATGAAGAATTGGGTGTGAATGAGTATGTATAGTATCAGGATTATGATTTTTATTTGCCTCCAAACCATTAAACAAAGATTTTATTGTTTCATCTAAATTATCAAAATTTTCTAGTAAAATTTTCCTTTTATTTGAATTATAATTTAAAAAATACAATATACCAAATAGAAATATAAATAAAAATATAATATTTATTATTTTATTATTCATTTAATATAATAATATAAAAAAATTAATACTATATTTTTATAATTATTATAAAATTACTCTATAACATACCAATTTGTAAAAATTAATAGAAAATCAAATTTATTTATTACTAATCTAATTTACAACCCCAACAAGGTATTTTATCTTTTCTTATATACTTATCTGATATTTGATCTTTTCTTATATAAATATTTTTGAGTTCATTCATAGTAATATAATTTTTTTCTACATCATCTTTACTTAAATAATTATCCATATTTGGTAATAAATCTTTATGAACATAATTTGACATATCTTTTTTTTCTTTTGTTTTACTATTAGATCTATTATAATTATTCTTAGTTTCGTTATTAATAGTTAATTCATTTTCACAACTATTTGAATTCGTTAATTCTAATATTTTTTTGTCTATATTTAATTGTTTTTGTTTTAGTGATTGAAAAATTTTATTTGAAGATGAACAAGTCTGTTTATTATGTTTTTCTATTTCTACTTTATTTAAATAATTACAAGTATTATCACCATTATCATTATTACAATAATCTTTTACATTTATTTTACACTTATCTGGTATATTATCTAAATCTGACCAATCTGTACCACAACATTCAACTGAATTACATGGAGAATTTTTTTTTGAATCATTAAAAGGACAAATTATACTATTTCTTGTAATTATGGAAGTGTGATTACCATGAATATTTGTTTTATTAATATTAGGTGCATCAAAAATATTATATTTTGTAGATTCTACATATTTATTTAATTCAGTAATTTCCTTGACACTTAGTCCTTTATCATAAATTATTAATGTTTCAATAAACCCTTTAATTTGTTTTTGTGGATTTATTAAAAAGCGATCATCATCTCTATTAACTACAAAATGTTCAAAAAAATTATTATATTTTTTTTTTATATAATTATGGGTTCTAGTATCGTCTCTTCGTTTTGCTCTATAATTAAGATCTAACTTTGGTTCAAGAACCTCAACATAATCAAATGTATTAGGATAATAATTTTTACCATCTACAAATAATTCTATTTTACTATCTTTACTAATTAAACAAAATTGTGTATATTTCGTTATAATTCCAGGTTGAAAAGATAAATTTTTCCACAAAATTTTTTTATTTTTAGTTCTTACATGAAAATAATCTTTTACACTCACTACTAAATAACTTTCATTTGAATAATTTTGAATACTAATTAGTATTTCATATGATAAATTCTTTAAATGAAATAATAAACCACTAGTAAAAGTTTCAAATTCACCAGACCAGAATATTGTAAAATCACTAATTTTTGGCATAATGGATATTGAATTACTTCCTACACCTTTATTATTAGAAATATTAATCTGTTTATCACTATTATCTATATTACTGTCAAATTTTATATCATTTCCTTCCATTGTTAAGTCCTTCCATATAGATGAATTTAGGTTTTTTGATTTATCTAGATGTGTAGAATGGAAAGAAATAATACCTTCAGCTATAGGTAATTTTGGTATTAAAGGGTAATCTCTAAATAATTCTAGATCGGTAAAATATCTATAGCCATTTTTATTATTAGCATCATACCCTAATAATATTTTTAGATTTTTAGTAGAATCTACGGGCGAATTAAATGAATATTCTCTTAATTCCCATAACAAATTTTGTACTTTTTTTCTATCTATAACAGTTCCTTTTTCGGATAATACTTTAGTTTTACCATAGTCTGTATCAAATACTAAATTATAAATATTATATTTTCCATCCCAATCATCTGTATATGATACCCATGAACTTACTTTGTATGATGTATTCGGTTTAATAGTGCTGATTTGGATTGGATAATAATTCTTTACACTATCATCATCTATTTTCCCTGTTTGCTGTATAACATATGAATCCTTACCAGGATTAGATAATTTTATAAGTTGATTCCCCATATTTTTAGTAAAATTATCCTCTATTTTATCATAATTATCAATCATATTAGAATAATTTTCTATAATATCTATTTTTTTTTGTTTTACAGTATCATTGTTATGTATTTTGGTATTATTATCCAATATATTTTCCGCAAAATTTTCATACAAAGTTAATTTATTATATAAAATACCAAATATGAATAAAAATATCAAAATTAATATTTTATAGATTTTTTTATCAATCATATTAGAATATAGATATATTTTTTTTCTATATTTATATTTTAACTTAATCAAAAAAAAATTATTTATTAATAACAGGATAAGTTCATGTTTTATGATTATCTATTATATTTTCTGTAAAATTTTCATATAATGTTAGTTTATTGTATAGTATACCTAGTATACATAAAAATATCAAAATTAATATTTCATAAATTCTTTTATAATTCATATTAAAATATAGATATATTTTATTTTATCTAACTTACTAATAATAAATTATTAATTTATAATTTTTTGGCTGGTAAATATTTTTCTGCTTTATTATAATTATAATACTTATTAGAAAAATTTTTTTTACCATCTGGATAATTAATTTGTTCTTGAGAAATCCAACCAGGATAATAATAGTCTGGATTATAAGTTTCACTATATTCGAATTTAGGCAATATTGATCCTACTTCAGTCCAATTAAGCGCATTAACTGGTACACCTTTTTCTAATGATGAATATACTTTATTTTCTTTTCCTTCTTCCGGTATACATACTGGTGGTCTTTTTTGAGGTACACTCCAAAATTGAGGCGGTATATAGCTCCATCCATATGCTGACGCTACTGTTTTTGATGGTTGATTATGTTTAAACTCATATGATGGGATAAAACTTACATCATTTGAAAATTTATCATCTGATAATATATTACTTTTTTTATTATGAGACATTAAATCAAAATCATTTGAATTTGATGATTTAAAATAATCTTTATTTTCTAACTCCTGGTCTTTATCTATTTTTTTTTTTAATTCATTTGATTGTTTTAAAAACTTATAGTTACCTCCACTATTTTCTATATTAGACATTATTAATTCAATATTTCCTAATCTATTATTCATATCTTCAAAAAATTGAAAATTTATATCATTTATAGATACATTATTATTTTTTGGTTGTGTTTTTTTTGATTTTTTTTCTAATTTTATAAAATTTTCTAATATAGCATCATTTGTTTGATTTAAATTTGACATTTTTAGATTTTTATTCACTGGATCATAAAAAAAATTTATCAAATCTTCACATTTAGGCATGTTTTTTAATAAAGAAAATCTTGCATTAAGTTCATAATATGTTAGTTCATGTTCATTGTTTTTATTAGGTATATATCCTAATAATTGAATAAATCCATATTTTATATAATTAGAGTAACTTATAAGAAATTTTTTATTATATTCTTTATCGGTATTAATTTTATTCATACAATTTTTTTGAGATTCCAACCATTTTTTTTTAAATTCATTAATTTTATTAATTAATACACTGTTTGGATTCTTTTCCTTATTTCTATTAGTATCTACTTTAGATGAACAAACATTATTCCAATCACCTATTTTATTCCAACATAAGTCGTCACTCCAATCATATTCATATCCGGGACCTCTGCATGAACAGTCTTTCACATTTACTTGCTGTCCTTGAGAATTAGGCATAGAATTCTTTAGCAAATTACTACACTTAGGCATATTTTTAATTATATCTATAATACTTTTTCCTATATTTGGTTGTTTATTCAATTCCTTTAAGTTAATTTCTCTTAATATATATTCTTCAATTAAATTTTCTAATTTTGAGATTATTCCTTCATTTTTTTTTATAGCTTTATAGCATTTATTATCATGAATAATATATTTTGTAATTACATTATCTATTTCTTCAATCTCATTTTTATCTAGTAAAATTTGATTATTGAAATTTATAAATGCTTCATTACTGCTAGTACTAGTAGTCATTGTATTTGTGCTAGGACTATTCGTCGTAGTATGAGTAGTCATTGTATTTGTGCTAGGACTATTCGTCGTAGTATGAGTAGTCATTGTATTTGTGATAGGACTATTCGTCGTAGTATGAGTAATCTCTGTTTCTGGTGTATCTATATTATTATTTAATAAATTAATATAACTTTTTTCTCTTTCACGCTCTGGTTTATTCATTATATAATTGTATCCATCAACACCTAATTTTTTTTTTGCTAATTCCCCCCAATAATTACGTAGATTATCACGCATACCTGAAAATATTTTATCGAATACTAAATTAATAGGGAGCTTGTCCATAGCAACAATTAATTCATTACAACTAGGTAGTTTATCTATGTTATTTATCCCAAACTCAAATATTTTCTTAAAATCTTCTTCATTTTTGCCATTAATATCCAAATCTTTTAATAAATTCTTTTTAATTGAATCGCTAAGTTTTTTCGTATTTATTTTTCTATCCATTAAAGCTAAAAAACATTTATTATCTTTTGATATATATTCAATTATCATTTCTTTTAATTTTATGTATAAATTTCTTGTTTCAGATGAAATTGTAAATTTAGATAAATTTGCAGGTAATGTTGTTTGTGGTTGTATATTATCATTTAATAATTCAGTAGGGCTTGATGATAATGATGAAATGGTTGTTATTTGTCTAGACCCTATCGGAATTGGAGTTGTTGTTTGATTGCTACTAAAATTTTCATGTATTGTTTTATACTGTTCAACTATAGAATTTAGACTTATTGCATTATCCAAACGAAATGAATTTTCTCTAAGTATTTTTAAAAAATCTTCCTTACTTATATTATTTTCTTTTAACCTTCTATCAAATTCATTTTTTAATTCTATATTATTTTTATTATTTAATATATTCTCTGTAGTTTCATGATATAGTTTAAGCTGTTTTTCTGTCATTTCTCTATTTGGTTTATATAAATATGGACTGTTTGAATTTAAATTAGGTTTTTCTATATTTGGTTTATATAAATACGGACTGTTTGAATTTAAATCCGGTTTTTCTCTATTTGGTTTATATAAATACGGACTGTTTGAATTTAAATCCGGTTTTTTTCTATTTAGTTTATATAAATACGGACTGTTTGAATTTAAATCCGGTTTTTCTCTATTTGGTTTATATAAATACGGACTGTTTGAATTTAAATCCGAATTGATTGAATATATCGTACCAGGCAATTCTGAATTATTATTACAATTACATGGTGGACAAATTTCTTTTGCTGTTTCTTTAACTACTACCCCCATTACTTCTTCCATTGCTTTATTAGCTATTTCAGAAAGTCTATTGAAAAATTTATTAGAGTCCATTGATATTGAGCTTGTAAAACTTTCTCTTAAAATAATATTATCTAGTTCTTTAAATAAATCTATATTTTCAATTAGAGATTTAATTGATTGATTTCTTAAATTTATTGTAGGAGTTTTAGTAAACCCTGTACTAACCGGAGTACTTGTATCACTTGTTGAGACTACTGAAGTAAGTATATTCAATTTATTATTATTTGTACTTACTGTATTAGGATTGTTATTATTATTTCCACAATATCTAATACAATTAGGATGCCCATGTCCTTCTCGTTTTCGACATTTTTCACAAGTTTTCATTCTAAGATCTTTATTATTATCTGTACCATATCCTGCTGTATATTGTTGGTGTAAATTTCTTTCATATTCTCTATCTGATTGTTGACGTTCTCTGCTCCTATCAGATATTGTACCACGATCCCACGTATGACTACATTTTCCTTGATACATTACTGATCCTGGTCCACATGTAATAGGAGGTGTGACTATAGGAGCTGGGGCAGCGGAAGTAGGAGCTGGGGCAGCAGTAGTAGGAGCTGGTGCAGCGGTCGTAGGGACTGGGGCAGCGGTAGTAGGAGCTGGTACAGCGGTCGTAGGGACTGGGGCAGCGGTAGTAGTTGGTTTTGAATATCCATATATATCAAAAATCCATCCACCAGCTCCTGATTTTCCATCAGGCATCGTACCATCTCTTACTAAATAATAATACTGAAAGGGTTTAACATTATTTTCTATATCAATATTTAAAGTATTATCATTGTAAATAGTATTATAAATATTACCAATTAATTTATAATAATGTTCTAATTTAATAGATTGTTTTATATTAGATTCTATTTGTCTATTATCTCCATTAATTTGATTATTAAATGCATAAATATTCCATTTTCCACCTTCTATATGTTGATGAGTATTCAATCTCATTTTTTTTATAATTTTAGGAGATTGAAAATTTAATTCTATTACAGGATTAACTTTATCACTAGCATGTGGAATACTTGCGTCTTTATTTTGATTATTAGGCAAACTTTCACCTTTACTAATTTGATTATTATTAAGATTCATTAACCATGTACGTAATAGAGGTTTTTCATTAGTATAGTTATCTGAATTAAAATATTCTATATTAGAATATTTAGAATTAATACTAGAATCAAACCAATTTGGGTCCATCGCATTATCAGATGATGTCAGAATATTAGAATTGGAAGGTTTTAATGGTTGACAATAATTTTTACATTTATCAGTATAATTATTTTTTGAAAAATTATAATATTTAATGTATTCATCATAACTATCAAAACTTGATATAATTGAATTGTTGTTCCACAATAAATATTTATTATTATCTATTGTTAAAGCATGTGGACAAAAATTTTCTACAACACTATTACTATAATATTTTTTTTTATATATTAATAAACAATAAAATAATATAACAAATGATAAAACTAATAAGGTATATTTCATTATATATAATAATATAAATTTTTTTTTTTAAAATAAGAAATAATATATAATATATTTCTTATTTTATTAAGAATAAATTTTATAATGTTTTCACCTTTAAAAATTAATTAGATATATTTATAACTAAATACTTAGAATAAAAAAATATATTAATAATTTAAAATCATTTGTATAGTAGAAAAGACATTTTTATATACTTCGTTATAATTATCGTTACCATTAATTATATATATATTTTTTTTATCATAACAGTATAAATTATTATATAAAGCGTTTATATTTTGAAGATATTCTATTGAAATCATTGATTCACCATTTCGATTTCTTTTATTGATTCTATCAAAACAATTTATAGGATCAGTTTGAATATAAATTATGTAATCAGGAATCCATCCATATTCTTTATTATATTTAATACATATATTTTGTTCATCTTTAGAAAGAATATTATTATCTAATAAATATTGTCCAAATATACTTATACAACTTACAGGAGATCTTTCAATAAAATTATATGATGATAGATTCATTTTTTTTTTATTGAGTAAATGACTTAGTAAAACTTCCATTTGAAATCCGAGAGCATACTTATTCATGTTTTGATAATATAATTTAATCCAAGTATTATATACCTCTAGATTTTCAAAAATAAAAGAATAATCCGTTTTATTTAGATTTTTTTTTATATCATAAAGTATAGTTGATTTACCACTTCCAATATTCCCATCGATTGATATAATCATTTTTTTTTTATTTAATATATTAGGTATTTAATTTTTTTTATTAAGACCTGTTAATTTAGCACCTAATACTTTTTGTAATTTATTGATAATAGTATTATTAGGAATAGCAGTACCATTTTCATAACTAGCAATTATATCTTGTTTGACATTAATTTCTTTAGCTAAATCTTTTTGTGAAAGTTTTTTTGCGTTTCTTGCCTTTAATATAGCAATTTTTAATTCAAATGAGACAGTATCATGTGCTAATTTTTCATTTTCTTCATCTAATTTTCTCATATTAAGATCATTTTTAATTAATGTATTTTTAATATTTTTTTTTTCACCTATTTTAGGATTAGAATTATTTACTGTATTCTTTTTTTTAAAAACTACTGTATCCCAATCTTGATGTTGCATAAACTATAGTATATATAATAAATATTTTTTTAAATAATTATAATCAAATTTTTATATCTTTTTTGTATGTTGATTTTATCAAAAATATTAGTATAAGTATAGCTAATATAAATGTTAAAATGAAAATAATAGCTGTAACTATAAGATACGGATATATTCTTTTAAATGTATAATAAATTAAAGGATCTATTAAATTTTTATGTATTTTATTCATATTTTCATTTTTTTTAAGTTCAATGATAACTTTATCTAAAATATCTGATACAAATTGACTAATCATTAATTAATATAAAGTTATAAAATAAATATATATTAATAATGAAAACATATAACGTAGAAGAATTTTTAGGAAAAATAAATATTCAACGAGTTGGTAATATCTTAAAAATTTTAAACAAAAATGATAATAAATTAAGTATAATTAAAGTAGAAAATGTAAAATGCCCTTTTGGTACAGAAAAAACAAATTATAATAACAAATCAGAATCAATTATTTTAAAAATTAATATAGATAACAATATAAATTTTAAAAATTTTATATTAAATTTAGAAAAAAAATTATTTAACTTACAATGTATAATTGATAAAAAAGAATATATATTAAATTCTCAAATTATCAATTATGATAAATATGAAGATAAATTAATCACAAAAATAAAAATTCATAAAAATAAGATATTAACAAAAATATATAATGATAACGATATAGAAATATCAATATTTGATATAAAAAAAGATAATTTTTTTGATTTAGAACTATCGGGTAATATTTTTTTAAATGGTGATAACAAATTTACGTTGAAGTGGTCTATTAATAAAATTTGCGTAAAATAATAAAATTTTCTTTGTATTTTTTATTTATGGTATCTATGTTAAATTCTCAGGCTAAAAATAGAGTATATAATTTAAATAATGTAAATTTAGAAAGTATTCATTTCAATACACCTTCTAAAAATAAAAATGGAATTTATGAAGCTAAATTAACTTCAAATATTTTATTTAAATTACCTGAATTACAAATACAAGCTACAGGGAAAAATGAAGAAGGTAATTATGAAATTTGGTATATTCTAGATTTAAAAAATATTAAATGTGAACATTTAATAAATTTATTGGAATCGCTTGACAGTAAAGTTTTAAAAATAGTAAGTGAGAATTGTTTAAATTGGTTCAATAAAGAATTAAGTTTAGATACAATTAAAAATTTATATCAACCATGTTATTCAGAAGAAGATAATGAAATAGTAATGAAATTAGAAATTCATGATAAAACTTTATTAAATAAATTTTCAAAAAAGCATATTACATTATGTTGTATAGATAGTTTAAAATTTTATGCAAATAAATTTATGTTTTCTTTTAATGTTAATGATATAAAAGAAATTAAAATAATAGAAGAAGAAAGTATTAATTTAATAGAAAGTTTAGATAAAAAAGACCCAATAAATAAAATTTTAAAAAAAGAATCTAAAAAAGTAATTAATGATAATGTTATAGATGATTTAGCAGATATAGAAACTATTTCTAATTTATCAAACATTTTAAATTATAATGATAATGATAATGATAATGATAATAATTCTAAAGAAATTTTAAATAAGAAAGAAATTGAAATGGAAACAAATTTATCTAATATTTTAGATGAAAAAGAAAATAATGCTAAAGAAATATCAAATAAAAAAGAAATTGAAATAGAAACAAATATTATAGAATCAGAATGTATCGAAAAATATACACAACATATACATGATTCTAAAAATAGACAAGAAGATTTAGATAATCTAAGATTAATTATAAAACAACAAAGAAAAGAAGCTAGAGCATCATTCGTAAACGCTGAAAGTGCATCTAAAAATGCTGAAGGATTGAGGAAAATGGCTATACTAAAAGCAGGTGAATTAAAAAAATATGAAGACAAATATGAAGAATTAAGTCAATCAAGTAAAATGTATTAGAATTATTAATAATAAATAAAATATAATAAAATTTTTTTTAATAATAATTTTATTATATTATATTATATAATATAATATGGATAATCAAAATATTTTAAGATTGGGATTAATTATTCTATCAGGGGTCGTTTTATTATATTTATTTAATAGATATACTAATAAACAAAATGACAAATCAACAAACGAGGGTTTTACCTATGAGGAATTCGAAGACGGATCCGATACTGAAGATTTATATAATGAATCTTCTGATCCTCATAAAAAGCCAATCGAAGAACAGTTTTATGGTGGTAAAAAAGTAGAACCAAGTAATCCAATTGGAACTAACGCTACATATGGAAAAGTACAAAATAATGATGATCTTAAAGGAAATCAATTTCCTCACGACTGTTTTCCTAAAGATCAATTAACACCATCTGAATTATTACCTGCTGATGCTAATAGTACTTGGGCTCAAGTAAATCCAGCAGGACAAGGAGAATTAGGTGATCAAAATTTTTTGAATGCTGGATATCACGTTGGTGTAAATACTGTAGGACAAACTTTAAGAAATGCTAATTTACAATTGAGATCGGAACCACCGAATCCACAAGTAAAAGTAAGTCCATGGTTACAAAGCACTATTGAACCTGATAGTAATAGAAAACCTATGGAAATAGGTGGATGTGAATAAATTTTTTTAAAATTATTTTATATTATAATTTTAAAATGAATATCAAAAATATTATAAGAGAGTATATTCAATATGATAATTTAATAATCAAAGAAGAGAGTAAATTAAAGAAAATAAAAAAAAAAAGAGAGGAATTATCATCGGAAATTACAAATTATTTTGATAAAGAAAATAAATTAAATATAGATATAAAAGCAGGTGATTCAAAATTATCATGTAAAGAATCAATTACCTATAGTAATTTAAATCAAAGTTTTATAAAAAAACATATAAATAGCTATTTTAAAGAAAATTATAAAAATATGTCAGAAAATAATGTTAATAAATTATCTGAATCAATATTTAATCATATATTAAATTCTAGAATAGAAAAAAAAAAAATAGTACTTAAAAGAATATGATTTAATTATAGTATTATTATTTTTGAATAATGTATTTAATTAGAAATAAAAAATTTATAGAAAGAAAAGAAAAAAATGATATAATAAATTGGTTTATATGTAATAAAAGTATATTAGATAATATATTTAATGAATTGATAAAAATAGCTATAAATAATAATATTAAAATTAAGTATAATTTAAATAAGTTTTATAATAATTTTATATTATTTGCTTATAAATTTTCTTAATATACATTTAAAAATAAATTTATACATTTATTTATAAATGAATAAAAATAATATTAATATGAAGAATAATAATTCTGACCTTAATCACAATTGCGATGAACTCACAGATTTTTATAATACACTTTCTGGTATTAATTTAACCAATGATATAATAGATTATAAATGTAATTTAGAAAAAAATTATCCATTTATACTATTTAATGCAAAGAGTTATGATATTTTAAATTTTTTTGAAAAACATATAGATATAAATCATATACTAAATCAAAATACTTCAGATGATATTGATTCAGATTATGAAAATGATGAAATATATGATTAGTGAAACATAGTTTATTATTATTAAATATATTTATTATTTTGTTATATATAAATTAGGATTTTTATTATCATCAGAAACTGGAACTTCTAGAATAACTGGATCTATTGTACTATTAGAATTAGGATTTATAATATATTTTGATTTTTTAAAACTATATTTAGACCAATAATTATTATTATATGGTCTGATTGATAGATCACCTTTTTCAATATCTGATTTATATTTATTAAGTAATTCTATTGATTTACTATCTAATTCATTATCATCATCAAAATTAGTAGAATATAAAATTTTACCAGGATCTGGTTTAGGTCTATATCCATAGCAATTTACACCAAACTTTAAATCTTTATTTTTAAAATAACCACCATTAACACCTGGGTTACCACATTTATTTTTTTCTTCTTCTGGACCTTTTTGAATTTTTTTCCATATATTTTCTTGTGTAGGATATAGAGCCATTTGATTTTCAGACCATCCATAATTACACCAATGTGCACCTTTTTTATCTTTATCACCCTTATGAGCTTTAACTATTTGATCAAATGTTGCTAACTTAGCATCGAAAGCTTGACATACTAAACCAGCTTCTTCATAGGTAAAGTCATTTCTATCAATATTAAATACTTCTTTCTCATCTGTAAATCTTGTTAATTTTTTTTTTTCCTTTTTTTTACTTTTACTTTTTTTTGAATTATTTTCTTCATTTTTAGTATTGTTTTCATTATTTTCATTATTTTCATCTGATTTATTATTATCCAATTCATTATCATCATCATCATTCGAAATTTTATCAAAAAGTGGTTGAACTATATTTTCTGAAATTGGATCTATAATATTTTCTGAAATAATTTCTGCTGTATCTTCTACTGTCTCTTTAACAACATCTATTGTATTTTCAGCGGTCTCTTTAACATCATCTATTGTATCATCTACTTTATCTTTAACTATTTCTAATAATCCTATTATATTTTTCAATGTATCAATTACTCCTAGCTTACTGCCATTATAATTATTATTTATATATAAATTATATCCCAATATTCCTTGTAATATAATCAATGTTAAAGCAATAGTACTTATAGTTTTTTTATCCATAATAATATTATATTATTATATAAAAAAAAAAATAATCATATTAATATTTATTTATTCTAGATTTTCTTTTTTTATAAAAAAGACAATACGCATTAATTGTAACTATATCTTCTTCATTTTTTAATGTAACAATTTTGTCATTATATTTATACCAATTTCCATCATAATTTTTTGTATATGCCCAATAATGACCTCCCTCCGTAACACCTGAATGATTAGATACGGCAAATAAATCATATATAGTATTTTCTCTATCGTATCCAACACAGTATTTAGATAAATCTAAATTTTTTATTGGAAAATTAATTAAATCTAATTTTTTATTTCCCTTATTATCAAATCTTTTAAAAAATATAACTAAATTTTTAGGAGTTTCCCAGAAAACTAAATTTTTAAAATAAGTATTATTATCATCTTCTTTATTTTTAAATTCAATTTCCTCTTTTTTTGTAAAATTGTCTAAACAATCATAAATATTTATATTTTGTTTATTTGGTATTTCTAAAGATAAATTTGAAAATGGATCATAAGATTCTGATAAAAAGTTTATATCATTCTCTGTAGTTATTTTTGAAATCAATTGCCCATAAAATTTCTCAATTATTATTGAAAAATCATTTCTAAAATACTGTTTCCATGAATTATATGCTTTTATAGCCTGTTTATCTAAATCATTCTTTGGTTTACCATTAATAGTCATTATTACCTCTTTAGTTATTCCGATATGAATATTTTCTAATAAGAATTGTAAAAATTCTTGAGAATCATTTTCACCATATCCTGAAAATTCTCCTGAACCTTTAGTCATTGATAAATATTGAACACATCTAAAAAAAGATGAAGGGGTAATTACACAATTTTTATTATATAATCCTTTAGATAAAATTGCCCATTGCTCTACTAAATTATGTTCTGGTTTATTTGTGTTAATATCATTTTTATAACTATCTGATAAGAAGAATTTTTGAAAATTTCGACATCCATTTAGACATTGAATTATTGAATTCATAAAGCATGTATTACCTAAATTACTTAGTCCACATAATCCTTTTTTAAAAAATATTGCTTTTTTATTCATTATTTTATCTGATGATGGATTAGTCATGATACTTAATATTATAATATTAAATCTTTAAATTATATTTTTAAAAATTATTATATATTATTATTTTTTTATAATAATATATAAAAAAATAATAATATATATTATTAACTTTATGATGAATGTAAGAGAACTATTCGAAAATTCTAATAATCCAAACAGTCTAATATATATTAATAATATAGTAATTAATAATAATATACCAGATAATTTACAAACTAATCAATCTAGAACCTATTCTAATATTACAACTCCAACTAGTAATAATTCTAATACTAATTCTAATATTAATACTAATACTACTACTAATACTAATACTAATACTAATACTAATAACACTGATTCATTACCAAATTTAGGTATTATTGAAATTGAACCTGTCCTAGCATCTGCTACCATTAATTTTAATGATCTACAATCTAATTCTATTGAAAATTTATCAAACTCAATAAGTGAAGAAATTAATAATTTATATAATTCCATTACATCGGAAGGAATAAATATGGGAAGAAGAATTATAATGCAGAGAGATATAAATTTTCAAAATAGAAATGAATCAGTTCCCTTATCACAATTAAATTCTAAATCACAATTAATTCCTATTACATCTACTAATATTAATAATTATAATGAAAATTGTAGCATATGTAGTTATCCAATTCTGGAAAATAATATAATTCGAAAAATTAATGAATGTAATCATTATTTTCATCAGGAATGTGTTGATCAATGGTTTTCAAATAATTCTACATGTCCTATTTGTAGAATTAACTTAATTACTAATTTATATGGTAACAATTCTGAAAATTCTTCAGATAGACGATTATATGTAAGAACTAGTAACAATAATAATAATAATACTAATAATACTAATAATACTAATAATACTAATAATACTAATAATACTAATAATACTAATATTAATAATACTAATAATAATAATGATGTAGATTTAGATATTTTAGATTATGATGAATCGGATAATGACTAATAATATTTATTCAATAAATTATTATATTCTATATTTTCTCTATTTTGAAAATATTTAATTATTTTTTTTAATTCTTTTTCATTATATTTACTTCCTGAATCACTGTTAGCAATATTAGCTAACCAATATGTAGTACCATAATGAGTTAATAATTCACTATTTTTTGGTATATTTTTTATAGCTTTTATATACATTTTATCACCTATCGGGAAAAAAATACAATTTATATATCGAATATTTTTTACATATTCATTAATTTTATCTATATTATATAATTCACTATTTTTTACGAGTCCTATATCATTTATCATATGACCTAATTTCTTATTATTACTAGTTTCGTGTCTATTAGGAATAATAAATTTATCTTTGATTGCAATACTATAAAATTTAGCATCGATATCATCTTTTTCTAATAATCTTGAATATTCCTTTAAATCTACCAATTTTCCTGCTAGTTCTGTTATAATGCTATTTTTTTTTATTGAATTATTAGTGAATAAACCATTTCCAGCATTAGGTATTGTACTTTTTTTTAATGATAAATCATTATGAATATTAATAGAATCCTTATTTTTATTATTATTCATAAATTATGGGTATATATTTATAATTTATATAATTTGACAAAAAATACTATCAAAATTACTATCATTTCCGATAACATATCCTAAAAATTGCCCACCTTTTTCAGTCGTTAAATATTTATAATCATTTTGATCAGTATATAATTTTGTACCAATATCAATTGGTATTATTTTATCATTTTGGTATTTTGTAATTATATTACAAGAACAGAATCCTTTGGTGCATACATTAATATAATCACCTTTTTTGCCTGCATAATTCAATGCTATACCAAAAGTTCCTCCAAAACCATATTTTCCTATTTTGTCACTTTTATGTGATGATGATATTACTACTAAATTACCTTCATCGTCAATAGTTAAACATACAGGCTGTCCGGCATAAATGATAGTATTAGATATATACTTTTCGATAGTACCATAGGCATATTTGATTACACCTGATTTACTATTATCTTTATCTCTATTATTGACTTTTGTAAAATCATTAATACTATTGCCTTTATTTCCTATATTTCCCTTTTCACCTTTACTACCAGGTGTACCCACTAGACCGATATCTCCTTTAGGTCCTGTATTTCCAATAATACCTATATCTCCTTTTATACCAATGTTTCCCTTAGATCCTTTTTCTCCTTTATCTCCTATATATCCTTGAATACCTATTTCTCCTTTAATACCCGTAAAACCAATTTCTCCTTTTATACCTTGCTCTCCAGGAAAACCTTTATCTCCTTTTATACCTTGAATTCCATTTAATCCTATATCTCCTTTTTCTCCAGTAGATCCTTTTTGTCCTATATCGCCCTTAATTCCTTTTTCTCCTTTATTCCCGTCCTTTCCTATATGTCCAATATTTCCTTTTAATCCAGTTGATCCTTGAATTCCTATAGAACCTTTTTCTCCACAATCTCCTTTGTTTCCATTTTCACCTTTAATTCCTTTAAGACCTAATTCACCACAATTTCCTTTATTTCCACATTCACCTTTTGTACCTTTTTCACCATAGGGCCCTTGAATACCAATATCGCCTTTAGGTCCTGTATATCCCATAGCACCTTTTATACCTTGATTTCCAATAGGGCCTATAATTCCAATATCTCCTTTATTACCTATTATTCCTTGGAGACCTTGTATACCTTGAATTCCACGATCTCCTTTATTTCCTACAATTCCTTGTGGACCTTTTTCACCTTTTTCTCCTTGAATTCCTGAAATTCCTTGCTCTCCTTTTATTCCATCATTTCCTTTTAAACCTATATCTCCATTATTTCCTTTATCACCACAACTTCCTTTATTACCTTTTAAACCTTGATCACCTTCAATTCCTTGTATTCCTTTTAATCCTGTTGTACCTATTTCTCCTTTATTGCCTTTTTCACCTATAGAACCATCAATACCTCTTAAACCAATTAAGCCATCATTTCCTTTATTACCTTTATCACCTTTTATTCCTGTTTCACCCATACATCCTTTAATACCAATAAATCCCATTTCACCTTTATTTCCTTTTAGACCTATAGTTCCTTTATCTCCTTCTTCCCCTTTTTCACCAGACAATCCTATTAGACCATCCGTTCCTGATGTACCAGGATCACCTTTATATCCTTTATCTCCCATTAATCCCATTTCTCCTTTTATACCTTGAGGGCCTTGAATACCAGGAATACCTTGTGGGCCCATTGGTCCGACGTTACCTGGCAAACCCATACCTTTATCTCCTTTTATTCCTTTATCTCCAGGAATTCCCTGATGTCCATTATAGCCTTTGTCACCTGTTATTCCTTTTTCTCCTTTAACTCCCTGTATACCTTGTTCACCTTTTATTCCATTAATTCCTTTTATTCCCTTTTCTCCTATATCTCCTACTCTTACTATTGATACTATTAATTTATCATTAAATATAAATTTATGATTAAATTCAATAAAAGAACATGCTAATTTGATAATTGAATCACTTATTAATTCAATAGTATTAATATATATAAAATTATATATATCATTATTATAATTAAATGATAATTTCATAAATCCTTTTAAATTAGAATTATTCATATTGAGAATTTGTATGATATTTTTAATATTATTAGAATTATGCAAGTAAATAATTTGACAATCATAATCAATAAATATACTATTTTCATTTAATAATTCTAATTTATTAGTAACTAAGGATTCATATGAAATACCTCCAAAATTACCTGGAATACCTTGTTTACCTTCTTCCCCAATATCGCCTTTATCTCCCTTACTACCTATAATTCCTTGAGATCCAACATCTCCTTTTTCTCCTATATTTCCTTCTATACCTTTTTCTCCTTTTATACCACGTTCACCTACTCTACCTTGTATTCCTTGTTCGCCCTTAAAACCTATTTTTCCTTCAGGGCCTTTAGGTCCCTGTATTCCTATGGGACCCTGAATACCACATTCACCTTGAATTCCTTGGATACCTATTTCTCCTTTTTCACCTTGAATACCATTTTCACCTTTTTTCCCCATAGGTCCTTCTTTACCTTCTTCCCCTTGTATTCCCTTATTTCCAATTATACCTTTTTCCCCTTGAGGTCCAATAGCTCCATCCCATAATGAAAAACTTTGTAACATTATAAAACAGGTATCATTTGATGTATCTATTCCAGCAACATATCCTATTTTAAAATCACTTATTTTTGATGTAATAAATTTATAATTATTAACATCCAAATACAATTGAGTTCCTATATCAATATTATTACTTTTATAATTAACATTTATAAAACCAGAAGTTAATATATTAATTATTTCATATTTATTACAATTATGGCAAGCAATCCCTAAAAATTCCCATTTTTTTGAACTTTTTCTATAATCAATAGCTAATATACTACCATCTTTTTCAATACTTAAAAATAATGGTTGACCAGATTTAATATTATTTCCAGCAATATATGTATCAGTTGATCCTGAATATAAATTTTCGTCTGAATTAATATTAACTTTTTTAATTAATCCATTAACTGCATTTACAAAAATATTATCAATACTATCTCCAGATAAACCTTTACTTCCGATACCTTTTTCTCCTTTAGTACCTTTATTTCCTGTCTCACCCTTATCGCCTATTGATACTATTCCTCTTTCTCCTATTTCTCCTTTTATACCTTGGTTTCCTTTTTCTCCTTTATTACCTATGTTTCCTTGAATACCAATATCGCCTTTTATTCCATAATAGCCTCGTTCTCCCTTAATTCCTTGAAAGCCTTTATCACCTCTTACACCTTTTTCTCCAATTGTTCCAACTTTTGTTAAGGTTATATTTGTAATATCATTTTCTTTAGGTATATATCCTCCATCTAATTTTGATATTTCAATTATCTTAGTGGTATCAGTGTTATCATAGCAATTATTGATAGAATATAGAATAAATTCATTATTATCATAAGATGTAATTTTAATATAGCCTTTAATAGATAAATTACTAGATTTAATTGTTTGTATAAAATTATTAATTATTTTTTTTGATAAATCTGAATTAAACATATAAATTTTATTAGTGAATATATGATAATAACCTTCATTGGAATATACATAATCTATATTATTAGTAAATTTATAAACAAAACTTTCTCCTCCAAATTCTCCTATTTCTCCTTTACTTCCTTTATCACCTATTTTACCATCTGAACCAATTTCTCCAATGTCTCCTTTATTACCTTCAATACCTGTTACGCCGATAGAACCTTTTTCCCCTTTTTGACCATCAAAACCAGTTAGACCTGATTTACCAATATTTCCTTTTTCTCCTTTTATACCTATATCTCCTTTACTGCCCTCATCGCCAATACTTCCTTTATTTCCAATGTTACCTTTATTTCCTTTATTTCCTACAATTCCAATTGGACCTTCACTACCGATTTCACCTTTATCCCCTTTTTCTCCTATATTTCCTTTAATACCTATTCCTCCAATATCTCCTTTATCACCTTTATTTCCTGGATTCCCTATTTTTCCTGTTAATCCTATTTCTCCCATATTCCCTTTACTACCCATTTTACCAATATCGCCTTGATTTCCTTTATTGCCTGCTATACCTTCCACCCCTTTATCTCCTTTCGATCCCTTATCTCCTATATTCCCATTTCTAGCTATAGTAAAAATTAATTCTTCACCTTCAATAAAATTATGGTTTGATTCTAAAATAGATATTTTTATTTCGTTAATTTTATTTTTAAGATAGAAAGGACGATCATAATCATTAATTATTTCATTTATTAGGTATAATACATAATTTTGACTATTATTCTTAGTAGATATTTTTAAATATCCTTTTATTTTACTATGATTATCTTTAATTGTTTGTAAATAATCTGTTATTATTTGATTATTAATATCAATAGACCCTATACTAATAATGTTATCAATAATTTTAAGTGTCCCTATATCTTTATTTGTATCATTAATAGTATAAATAAAATTAAAACTACTTCCACCAAATGAACCTTCTAATCCCTTTTCTCCTTTTTCACTTTTTTCACCCTTTTCTCCCTGTATTCCTTTCTCACCATTATTACCTTTAGTTCCATTTAAACCTATATCTCCTATATCGCCTTTTAACCCCTTTGGTCCCATAATACCTTTAGGTCCTATTAAACCAATATTTCCTATTGGTCCTTTGTCTCCCTTTTCTCCAAATTTTCCTTTTTGTCCTTTTATACCATCGCTTCCTTCTATACCTTGAGGTCCTTCTATTCCTATTTCTCCCTGTAGACCATTTTCTCCTTTAGTACCTTTATTACCTTTTGGTCCAATATTTCCTCCTTTTAAATCATATATATTTAATATAAAATCAATATTACACATACCAATAGACATGTCTGGATCAATAATACCACCCAAAACTCTTAATTTTGAATTTTTATAAAAATTTCCAATATAATTATAACTTCCAGTAATGTTATTTACTGGTATTATCATTTTTGATTCAGTAATATCTATAAATTCATTATTGTTTGTAGAATATTGTAATATTATGTATAATTTAGATTTTGAATTACTATATATATTATTAATTTTTACACCATAACTTATAGATAATATTAAATCTGAATTAAATTCAATATTATTCTCATTTAAATTATATATTTCAGAATTAGAATTCCATAAATTTTTATTATCTGATAATGATATAATATGTTTATTAAAAAATAAATTTAATTCACTGGTAGTTAATATTCTTAATGATGAACTTAAACTACCTTCATTACCCTTTTCTCCTTTTAATCCATCATTTCCAATGATTCCTTTTTCTCCTTTATCACCTTGTATACCTTGAATCCCTTGTTCTCCAGTTTTACCATCATTACCTATACACCCTTTTTCACCAGTTAAACCTACTTCTCCTATATTTCCTTTATTACCTATAGTTCCTATTTTTGCAATAATTATTTTTAATTTATCATTATTGACAAAATTTATACTATCTGAATTAGTTGATAGACTATTTACAATAATTTTACTATAATTATTTTTAATATAAATATTATCTATTAAATATAATCTAGAATAAATTCCATTTGATAATTTTATATGGCCTTTTTCATCGGAATATTTAATTCCTTCTAATAAATTAATTGCATTATAATTATTTAAATCAGTATTAGTAAGATAAATTTCATTGATATTATTAAATCTTAATAAACCTAAAATATTTTCGTCAAAATTATTATGAGTTAAATTAGAAAAAGAATAAGTTAAACAGGCACCACCAAAATTTCCATCAGAGCCCTTTTCTCCTTGTTGACCTTTCATACCTGATAATCCTATACAGCCTTTTTCTCCTATCATACCATCGTTACCATCAAGTCCCATTTCTCCTTTCATACCCTTATGACCTTTATCACCTTTTTCACCATTAATTCCATTTACTCCAACTATTCCCTTTTCTCCCTTTAAACCAATTTCACCTTGTTCCCCTTGTATTCCTTGTATTCCCTGTATACCTTGTATACCTTGATAACCTTGTATTCCTCTGTTTCCCTTTTCTCCTGGTAATCCTTCCATTCCTCGAATACCTATCTCTCCTTTAATACCCTGAATTCCTAATTCTCCTTTATTTCCTTTTTGACCATGTATTCCTTCTGGTCCAGGCATTCCAATAGGTCCCTTTTGACCAACATTACCATAATCTCCTTTTAAACCTTTTTCTCCTTTTTTCCCTTCAATGCCTGTTGGTCCTATGAAACCTGATATTCCTTTAGAACCAGTATCCCCTATAGTCCCTTTTTCACCAGTATCTCCGATTATTCCAGCTGGTCCAGTCATTCCAATATTACCTGTATTTCCTGTATTTCCTATATTTCCCATAAAACCTTTTTCACCCATAGATCCTTTTATTCCTTGTATTCCTTGTAAACCTTGATCTCCTTTATTGCCTTTTTCTCCTGATTCTCCTGTACTTCCAGTATGACCATTTTCTCCTTTAACACCTATAACCCCGGTTGGTCCTATTGAACCCAATAAACCAATTTTTCCTTGAATTCCCTGCAAGCCAGTGGATCCAATCGACCCTTGTAAACCTTTTTCTCCTTTATTTCCAATGTATCCTTTTTCTCCCTTTAGACCTTGATCTCCTAAGACACCCTGTATTCCTTTACTTCCTTGATCTCCAACATCTCCTTTTTGTCCCTTACATCCAGTAGCTCCTATAGATCCAGATGGTCCTATCATACCTTTTAATCCATCATTGCCTTTCTCTCCTATTGGACCTGTATTTCCTAATTCTCCTTTTAAACCTATATCTCCTTTATTTCCTTTATCACCTATATTACCCATTATTCCTTTTTCTCCCTCAAAACCTTTTTCTCCTTTTTTTCCAGATATTCCAGTATCACCAATTAAACCTTTTATTCCCTGAATACCGATATCTCCTTTGATTCCAGGATGACCAGTGTCACCAATATTGCCTTGTATTCCGATATCTCCTTTATTTCCTTTAATTCCGGTACATCCAATATTGCCTTTATTTCCTATATCTCCTTTATTGCCTTTTTCTCCTTTTATTCCCTGAATTCCAGGTATACCCTTATTTCCTATGTTTCCAGCAGGCCCTGTATCACCAGGGCTTCCTGTATTTCCATATGGACCAGTCATTCCCATTTTTCCTTGAAATCCTGTATCTCCTTTGTCACCTCTTATTCCTTTTAGCCCAATTAAACCTTGTAATCCGGTAGGCCCAGCGTCACCTCTAAATCCTTTATTTCCTATAACTCCTTTTTCCCCTTTTTTACCTTCATTGCCTTTTTCTCCTGATATTCCAATAATTCCTTCTATACCTTTTTCACCCTTTATACCTCTTTCTCCGGTATACCCAACAAATCCTTTTTCTCCTTTAATACCTGTAGGACCTATTAACCCTTGTAATCCTGTAGGACCATCATTTCCTATTTTTCCAATATCACCATCATTACCTTTTATTCCCTTAGAACCTTTTTCTCCTTTATCACCCATATTTCCTATACTTCCTTTATCTCCCATAATCCCTTGATTACCCATATTGCCCTTTTCTCCTATCATACCAGTTGGGCCAATATAACCACGTAAACCCTGTATTCCCTGTATTCCTTTTTCCCCTTTTTCTCCAATAGAACCAGTATCTCCTATGCCTTTTTCTCCTTTACTCCCAATATTTCCTATCATACCTTTATCCCCTTTAATACCATGATCACCAGACAATCCTTTGTCACCTTTTATTCCAATATCTCCTTTTTTTCCTGTCATTCCTTGATTCCCTTCTAAACCAATTTCTCCTTTGTTTCCTTTCATTCCAGTATTTCCTTGTATACCCATCTCACCTTTTTTACCAACTTCACCTTTTTCTCCACATAAACCTGTATTTCCTAAAAAACCTTTCTCTCCTCTAGTACCTTTTTCTCCTCTTTCCCCTATATATCCTTTATCACCTTTTTCTCCAATTTCTCCTTTAATTCCTTGTTTTCCTAACATTCCTTGGTCTCCTATATCTCCTTTATCTCCTATATTGCCTTTTTCTCCAGTTAATCCTACTTCTCCTTTTTCCCCTTTTGTACCAGATGGCCCTACATCTCCTGTTAATCCTTTATCACCTTTAATACCAATTATTCCTTTATCACCTTTTATTCCCTGATCTCCTATTATACCCTTTTCTCCTTTATAACCATTTTCCCCTTTTTGTCCTTCAATACCTTTATCTCCTTTAATACCTTGTAAACCTATTAATCCTTGTAACCCTTGACATCCCTTTATACCTTTATCCCCTTTAATACCTATTATTCCTTGAGGTCCTGTATTTCCCACCTCTCCTTTCATACCTAATTCTCCTGTTGATCCTTGTTCACCTTTATTACCTTTATTCCCTATTTCTCCAGCAGCTCCTCTATTACCCTGTGGTCCTGTAACTCCTTCTAAACCTTTTCTACCTTTTTCACCTTTTTCACCTGTCAGTCCGATTGACCCAGTATTACCAATAATTCCTTTATTACCTTTTAAACCGTCAATTCCAGAATGTCCAGTTATACCAGGTTCACCTTTATTACCATACTCTCCTTTTTCTCCTTTTTTACCTGATAATCCTTTATCTCCTTTGTCTCCTTGTAAACCTTGATTACCAAGCATACCTTTATCTCCTATTTCACCTTTATTTCCTTCTAATCCAGTATGTCCTAAATCTCCTTTATTTCCTTTAATTCCAACTGGTCCAGTTGGACCTAATATGTTATTTATATATCCAAAATCAAAAAATTCATTCCCATTATTTATAATTAAATGATTACTCATATCACCAAATAAATTATTAGGAATAGTCTTATCAATTCTATTGTCATCAATTACCAGATATGAATTAGTATCATTTTTAATAATATCAATAATGATATCTTCATCTAAATTACCATAATTTTCTATTTTAAATTTATAATCATCCATTAATATATTAAAATACAAAAATAAAAATAAAATTAAATTTTACAATAAATTTTATATATATACATAATTTATATATATATAATATTGGAGGTAGGTTTGATTAACTAGTGATTATTTAAATAAAATATAATTTAAATGAATACAATTAATTTAATATCTTACTATTCTTCTTTAGTATTATCTATTAAATTCTTAATTTCATTATAATATATAGTCTCATTTTTAAGTAATAAATCTTTAATTTTAACAATTTTATTCTTATTATTATTAATTATATCATAGGTTTCGTCATATTTTGTATTTAATAAATTAATAATTTTTTTATCACTAGTATTTTTAATATATTCACCTAAATCATTTTTATATAAATTTACATTAGACACATTCATAAATTTAAACTCATCAAATCCATAACATTCTATATATTTTTTTGATATTTCTGTAGCTTTTTCTATATCATTATAAGATCCATTAGTAACTGTATTACAAAATATTTCTTCAGAAACTTTCCCTCCCATACAAACCATTAAATTTTCCTCCATTTGTATTTTAGTAATTAAATTTTGTTCTATATATTCTGATTGAGAATATCCTAACATTCCTTTTTCACGTGGAATTATAGTAACTTTTAATGGATTAGGAACAGAGGATAATACATATGACATAAAAGAATGTCCAGCTTCATGATATGCAATAGTTTCTTTTTCATTTGGATTTATATTTATATCGCTTATATTTCCCATTAAAACGTAATCTATAGCTTCTTTTACGTCATTAATTTCTATTTCTTTTTTATTCTTTCTTACAGCAATTATACCAGATTCATTAACAATATTTGCTATATCGGCAGGAGATAATCCTGGTGTTAATGTACTTGCCAAAGATGATATTTCACTCAATAAATTACTATCAATATTTAATTTTGATAAATAGTAACCAAATATTTTTTTCCTATCAATTAAATTTGGTAAACTTAAAATTATTTTTCTATCTAATCTTCCTGATCTTATAATAGCATCATCTAATATTTCACTTCTATTTGTTGCAGCAAATGTTAATATATTTTCAGAATTCTCAAAACCATCCATTTCTGTTAATAATTGATTTAAAGTAGTTTCTCTTTCTGAATTTCCTGATAATCCATTATTAATTGATGATCTTTTTTGTCCAATCGCATCTATTTCATCTATAAAAATTATACATCCTCCATGAATTTCTACTAATTTTCTTGCCTCATTGTATAATGCCTTAACTTTCATTCCTCCCATCCCTACAAACATAGCGTTAAATTCCGAAGCACACAATGTTAAAAATGGTAAACCAGCTTCTCCAGCAACTGCTTTCGCTAATAAAGTTTTCCCAGTACCTGGTGGACCTGATAATAAAGCCCCTTTTGGTACTTTAACTCCTAAGTTATTATATTTATCTCTATTTTTTAATATATCTACATATTCCATTATTGAATTTTTAGCATTCTTTTGTCCTACAATATCTTTAAATCTAATTTTACTACTGTAATTTACTTCTGGTGGTTTAATTATATTCAAAAAATTAGGTAAATTATTACTTCTTTTAAATATTAAATAAATAAATAATCCTGTTATCGATAAACTAATGAGAGAACCTAATAATTTATCATTCTGTTCAGTATTTTCAAAATGCATTGGAATATTATCATTTATATTTTTTTTTTCTAAATATCTGTAGTTCGGTATATTCATTCTATAAAGTACATCAGAATATTTTTTTTTTGCTATCAAGAATTTATCATTTACAATTCTAATATATTCTATATCATCATTAATTTCATTAATTGTAATATTCTCATATTTTCTAGTATTTTTTTGTAAAAAATAATAGATTGTATATCCAAAAATACCTGAAAATATTAAACCATTAATCATTTGAGATTTATTACTATCTGATTTTGAAATTGGTGATGTATAAATATTTCTTTTGTAAATATTCTTTCTATTTAATAAATTCTTTACTCTACTAATTATCATTATTTTACTATCAAAATTTATTTTTAAATATATATTTAATTCCAATATGGATCAAATATATCTACTGGATTTGTATCATAACTATTATATTCTGTTTTTTTTATTATTAATAAAAATATAGATTCAAAAATACTAAAAAATATTAATTTATTCATTATATTACATTTGTCTAATTTCAAAATTGAATTAATTTTAGATTTTTACATAATTATATAATTTTGAAATTTAATTTTAAATAAACATATTATTATAAAAATTATATTATTATATTTAAAAAGGATTAAAAATATAGTTATTTATATGTAAATTAGTATTCTTTTCATAGTAGACTGGTATATTATAATCTAAACATTTTTCAATTATATCATCTAAATTTTTAATATCTATCTTAAAGTTAAAAAAAAAATTTTTTTTTTTTATTAATATGCTATCATTTTCAATCACTATAATATAAATTACATCAAAAAAATTATCTAAATTCTCAAGATTTATATGATTACTATAACAAAAATATAGACTGGAAATAAAGAATGGTATAAAATATATAAAAAATGGTATAAAATTTATAAAAATATTGTAATATTTTTTATATTGATTTTTTTTTTTTATGTTTATAAATAATTTTCTATCTTGAAAGTGGTTTTTTGAAATGATTATCTTATTAATATTTGTATTTAATTTTAAATTTACAATATTAGAAATCTTACTTATATAATATTTCATATATAATATATTATTATTATGAAATATTATTATAACTTTTATTTATCTGTATTACAAGGATTTTATATATTTTATATGTTTAATTATTTTAAAACAACATATACTATTAACCATCCTTTTGAAAGTATTATCACGAAAAATATTGATTTTATCAAACATCCTATTAATAAGGGTATTTATGAAAATAAAATATGTCAATTGGGTAATTTAGTAGGATATTTATTATTGATATGGTTTATTATTAGAAATTTAATACCATTTAAACTTATATATATAAAAAAAATAAATAACTTAATAATTTATTCTATATTAATAGCATGTCTTATCATGAATTTTAATGCATTCATATACTTTTTTCCTTTATTTATAATAAATCAATTTTATGAAATACATTAGTGTAATAATTCACTATTGTTATCGTATATATTTTTTTTTAAATCATTGAGAACTATAATTTCCTCTTGTTGACTTCGAATAATTCGATATGCTAAATAAATCATAAAATCAGATTTTGTATTTTTCAGTAAAATTTTACTCATATCGACAGCAACTTGATGATGGGGAATCATATGATTTATATACATATTATCATCTAAATCACTATGTTGTAAATGTTTAGAATGTTTTTTTGAATCAAAGAATAAAGGATCACAATATGTATTTGTCAGACCTAATTTATTGGGTGAAATAAAATCAAATTTTGTATATTGATAATAAGTATTATTAGGTATATCACTAACATTAGACGCTACTTGTTTTAATATTCTATTCATCATTTCTATTTCATAATTTTGCGTCCATATTAATTTTTTTAAAATAAATTGTATATTTGAGTTTTTACTTTTTTTTTGTAATTCTTTACTAATATCTATGGCAACTTTATGATGAGGAATCATATGAAGCAAATATTCTTTATCTGTTAAATTGTCAGTACAAATACTTTTAGATTTAAAATATTCTTTATTTTCTTTTTTTTTATTAACAAAAAAATAAATAGTTATAATTAATAGTAAAAATAAAAATATATACATAATGATATAATATTACATTTTAAATTATTTTTCATATATAATACTATTTTCTAATATTGATAAATTTTCTTTATTAATACTATTAATAAGATCTATCCTAGAATTAAAATTTTCTAATTTATAATTTTCTAATTTATAATCTAAAATATCAGTCAAAGTATCAATATTTTGAAGATTATTATCTATTATAGGAAAAATATCAATATAATTCCTATATTTTTGTAATGAAGATTCATCTAATACATTTTCAGTTAAAATACATGTTTTATAAGGTAATAATTCATGTATTCTGAATATTTCAAGAATAGAATTATGTGAAATATGTATATTAATAATTATTTTTGATTTAATAATTAATTCAGACAATTGATCTCCTGTAATCTTTTCAACTATAGTAACTTCATATTTTTTTTTTAAATATTTTAAAATTTTTTCTCTTCTATTATTTATTGTACCAATAAAAAGTATATCATTTTCCCTTGTACAATATATTTCTTTATTGTAAATAAATGGTTGTATTATCTTAACTTTATATTTTGAATTGATAGAATAATAATCTAAATTTTGATATGAATAATCAAAAGTACATATTGAATTAATTATATGATCATAAATTATATCAACATTCTGATAAGAAAATAGATTAAGATTTAATTGTTCAATTTGATAAAGATAAAATCTATCTTTTGGTATAGTAATTTCATTATTTTTTCTACAAAATTGGATTTGAGGACAATATATTAAAAAATAAATATTTGGTATATTAATAAATTTATTAATTATTTCTGATGTAATAAAGCAAGTAACGATGGTACCTTCTATATTTATTTTATTAAGATTTTCTAATAAAAGTTTAGCAGATGATTTAGTAAGAACATGTGAAAAAATAATGATATATGGTTTTTTTGATTGTTTAATTAATTCTAAATTCATATAAATATTTAAAGAATTAAATTTGTAATTAAAATAATGAATAATTATATCATTAGCATTTTTTTTAGTTTTTTAACATTTTTTTTTACAATATTTATTATCTTTTTCGCTCCTGAAGTTTATCGCAAATTAAATTTATTATTAATTAAGATAATAGGTTATTCACTAATTTTACAAAAAAAAATCAATAATTTATTAGATAAATTGACAATAAATAACAATGAAAAAATAAAAATTATAGTAAACAATAGTTTATTTTATAATTCATTAAATGATTTAAAAAAAAATAAATATACAAAATATAAATCATTATTAATAAAATATTTTATAAATAAAAAAGAATTTTATATACTGTATTCTGATTGTAAAATAGATGATATTAAATTCCCAATATATACTTTTAATGAGGTGAAAAAAAAAAATCCATTTGATCAAACAAACGAAGATATAATTTTAGTAGAAATTAAAAATAATAATATTCATATTGATGATAATATGAAATTAGAAATTTTAAAAATAATAAAAAAATTTTCAGGTCCTAAAGGAAATTTTTATGAAGATAAACATTTAATAATAAATAAAAGTTATATAATTGATTATATTAATAATATATTGAACATTGAATTAAATTTAGATACTATTAATTTTGTCTTAATATATTCTAATGGATTCGAAAGAATAATTTAATTATTTTTAAATGATTTATTTAAAATAAATTAAATCATTTAAAAATAACAAGTTATATATAAAAAATAATGGATGATAGTAATATAATAAATGATAAATTATCATTAAAAAATGAAGAAGATAATACTATTATAAAACATCCTACTAATACAAAATGGATTGTATGGTATCATAATCCCTCGGATAAAAATTGGGAATTAAGTAGTTATAAAGATATAATTGAATTATCTTCAATCGAGGATTTTTGTGTATTAAGAAATTCTTGGAATAAATGTTTACCAAAAACGTATGAAGGCATGTTCTTTTTAATGAGAAAACATAATGGTGAATGTATTTATCCACAATGGGAAGATAAAAATAATAGAAAAGGAGGATATTGGTCATTTAAAGTAGCAAAAGATGATTCTGAAAATGCTTGGTTTGAATTAATGATGTATATGATAGGGGAATGTATTACAAAAGATGAAAAAAATATAATGAATATTAATGGTATATCTATAAGTCCAAAAAAAAATTTTTGTATTTTAAAAATATGGAATAAAGATTGTAATATATCTTCAAACAATATTTTATCAAAAAATATAAAATTCTTAAATATGGAAGATGTATTATATTCTAATCATGAAAATAATATACAAAAAGATAATATTAAATTTAAAAAAGATTCATATAAGAGACAAGAATCTACTAAATATTCTAAAATTGGAAATTATAAAGATTTTTATAAAGAAAATAATTCCTATTCATTCAAAAGATTTAACTAGTTATTTCAATTTCCCATAGCATAAATTGTGGTCCAAGTTTTAGCAGTTTCTTCAAATAATTTTTTATTATTTTTATACTGATCTGCTATATCTACATCTAAAGGATCATTTGGATTAGGATCATTCATTAAAGAAGATACTGAGAGTAAAACTTTAGAAATAGTTAGTGCTGGACTCCAATTTTCTCTTAATATATCTACACAAATACTACCAGCAGCATTAATATTTGGATGATATATTTTAGTGATAAAATTCATTTTTGGTGCTTTAAATGGGTAGTCTGTCGGAAAATGTATATCCAAACTAAAAATTCCTCCAAAATAAGGAGTATCTTCTGGACCTGTTATACTTGCTCTCCAATGAAATAAATCATCATCAACAGTACCAGCTGAACAATTTGTAGGTGGATTTTTTACTAATTCTTCTAATTCTTTCTCCAATCTCATATATGCCATATTTTTTAATTATATATATATGTACAATAAATATCAAATCAAATTTAATTTTATTTACTTAAAAATATTTTAAAGTAAATAAAATATATTAAATTAATATCTATGAACAATATATTAATTATATCTGAGAATTATAGTGAATATAATCAAGAAATAATTAAAAGACAAATATTAGATTCGGATTATATAAAATATATAAATATTAATGAAAGTTTAAGTTATAATAATTTTCCTAAAAATTTGTTATCCCAAAATACTGATAATATTATAATAAATCTTAAAAAAAAATATGTAGGTTTTGGAAAAAATTTTTTTAAAATTCTTTATTTTAAAAATAATCAATCTATATTTTTTAATACTAATATAATATTTAAGTATCCTAATCTACCTAATATAATTGAAAATTCTTATAATAATAATGATCAATTCTGTTTATCAGTTAATTATGACAATTATAATTCAATCTTAGAAAATAATAAACTATTTCATATTGATAATTATACACAAAATAATATTATTTTATTCAACCGAGCAATTGATGAATTATATCCCTTAAAAATAGTCCCTTCACCTAAAAGTATATCTACAAATTTTATATATTTGGTTGACATTTTTTTAGATAAAAAATGTGGATTTATAGATGAATTTTTTATAAATCTATTTAATATCCATTTTGGAAATAATAATGGTAAAAATGTAACATTTACGATATATAATGCATTCTCAAAAAATTTATGGTTAAATAATAAAATAAATAAAGATTCTAATTCTACATTTCTTGATATAATAATCAATAATTCAATAAATTCTGAATCTAAAATTATATTTCATAATTATAATAATTTAGATAATGATATTCATTTGCAAAATTTAGAATTTAGAAAAAAATCTTTAAATAATTTTAAAAATTCTAGTGCTGATTATTATTATACTCAAGATTTATCTCACATAATAGATAAATCAAATATTATAAATGATCTTGTAATACAAAATAAAGATATTATTATACCATTATTGGAACAGGAAAATACACTTTTTAGAAATTTTTGGACAGACATAGATTCAAATGGATTTTATAAAAGTTCTAATTTTTATTATGATATTATAAATAAACATAAAACAGGAATATATTCTATTCCATATTTTTATAATACCTGTCTTATATCTAAAAAATTTATCAAAAAATACAATATAGATATATTTTATAATAATAATTTATGGGATATATCTGATATTGATATGACTTTTTGTAATAATTTAAGACATTTTGAATGTTCTATGTATATTAATTGTTCAAATGTATATGGAAAAATAATTAAATATGATAAAGCTGATAAATATTGGTATAAAAAATTTACATCTCATGATTTTGATACATTCTTAATTGAAGATTCTCCTTATCATTGGGAAAAAAAATTTATTGATAATAATATTAGTAGTAATATGTGTAATATGAGTAATATAACAATTAACGAGCATATAAAAGATATGTATGATTTCATGTTTTTTTCTCCATTATTATGTAAATGTCTTATAAATATAGCCGATTCGTTAAATAAATGGTCTGATGGAACAAATAAAGATAATAGATTAGCTGGTGGACATGAAAATGTTCCTACAAGGGATATTCATCTCAATCAATTGGATTTAGATGATCAATGGAAATTCATATTAAATAAATATATTTCTAAATTAGCATCATTTTTATACTCAAATTTTAAAACTAATGAAACTAATATTGTATTTCTAGTAAAATATTCAATGGATGGTCAAAAAGATTTATGTCCTCATCATGATTCATCTTCATATAGTGTGTTATTTACATTAAATAATGATTTTGAAGGAGGAGGCACCTATTTTCTACGTCAAGATTATAAAAGTCAAAATGTTCCTATAGGAAATTGTTCTATTCATCCTGGAAGATTAACTCATTATCATTCTGGTATACCGATCACTTCGGGTGAAAGGTATATTTTAGTAGGTTTTATTAATTAAATATTTATAATCAAAACAAAAATTTAGATTTTTCATTAATTATAGTATATATAATTAATGAAAAATCTAAAAATATAAATACATAAAAAAGTTTATAGTATATTTTTAAAAACTAATATAAACAATTGTTAAGTTAAATATTAAAAGAATTATTATTTAAATATGAAAATGTTTGATAAAGAATCAAATGATGGTAATATTGAATATAAGCTAAATCTGTCAAATATGTCTGAAATTAAATTTCAAAAATATTCTACCCAACTAAAATATAGAATATTAGAGGGTAATGGTATTGCTATATATATTATAGGTATCTCTGATAATGGATTTATTTTTGGAATTAGTCATTATGAAATTAATAATACTATAAATCTATTTAATTATATATGTAAAAATGTTAATTGTAAAATAGATTTAATTCTAAAATGCCAATACAATAATAAATTTTTTTTAGTTATAAAAGTTTCTTGTTTATTTAATATTAATAATTTACCTTATTTAATCTAATTTTTTTATGATTTGATTTAATATATATTTATATATGAAATCAAACTATTTATTTTTATCTTATTAGTTTTTTATTTAATAATGATAATTGATTATCGATATATTCTTGTTGACTGGAATCATAAATAAAACTCATAGCTTTTTGTTGACTTCTATATTTTTTACTATCTGACAAATTTGATTTATTATCCATATCATGATATACAACAACAGGGTTTAATACATATGTATTTCCAAAATTTTGAAAATATTTTGTTAACATTCTATCGGATAAACATGCCATCATACGTATATTACCTGATCTCCATTCATTATCTGTTTTGTCTTTCCATTTTTTTTTACTTAAATTTGATGTACCATCCAAAAAAACTGATTTATAAACATTATACATATCTTTTATTTTTTCAAATGATGGTATATATAAACCAAATACTCCAAATAATGTTAAATATTTTGGATCAATTTTTATAAATTTACTATTTAATTTTTCATTAAAAAGAGGATCTTTATCAACTTTATTATGAGAAAAAGTACCCCCGAAATAAACTATATCTGCGTCAGATGGATGATTAAATATTTCACTATTGTTCAGAATACTTGGTAATATTATTGCATCATCTTCTAATAATAATAAAGAATCTAATTTATTTTCATAAGCCGATTTTAATGCAGATAAATGTGCTAAATAGCATCCTACTTTAGGAAGTATATCTTCTATCTTTCTAGTCATACAGGAAAAATTACTTTTTTTAGAAAAATATTCCGGAGTTAATTTAGTTGACTCAATTTCTAATAAATTACTTATTTCCTTTCTATAATTATTGTCCTTCAAATTTTTACCATATATACCTGGTATTCTTCTAATATTTGTTAAATTTAACAATTTTAAATTATTTTCTAATTTATTTTTTCTATCTATATCTTTTTCTAAATTTACATAATAAATATCTACATCATTAATAGTTTTTTGTTTACTAATACCACCTCCAATCATATTTATTAGATAGTTATATAATATTTTTTTTCCTATTTTACTATCTATACATACTGTTTTTCCATCATTAGGATTAATTATATTATTATACATATACTATAAATATATAAATAATAAAATAATAAAATATAATTTAAAAAAAAAATAAATTTAACCCTATTAGGTTTAAAATACTATATATTATTATTTTCATAACATGTTTTTGAATAAATATTATCATCATTCATTAAATATCCATAATAATCACAATCTCTTTTTTTATATTTTGACATTAAAGATTTTGGATATAGATTTTCATTATATTCATTTAGACCGCATAAATCATCTATATTTATATTATATTTTTTTATTAGACAAAGAATATCTTTTTCTGATATTTTCTCTAAATTACTACAAAAATATTTTTTTTCATTTTCTAACAGGGGATCTATTGTATAATATATCTTTAACAAATGTTTAGCCAAATCTTTTTTTATCAAATCATTATTATAATTATATTTATCTCTTATCTCTTCTTTTGTTTTTGTATCATCACTGCCTACAAATAATGATTTAGATATTCTAATATTATAAAATAGATTATTTGAAAATAAACCAATTTTCTCATCAATACCTTCTTTATTCCAATAATCTAAAAGATGATTAACAGCTTTTTGTGTATGATAACTATCATTTAAATTATATAAAACTATATTAGCTCTACCTGATAACATTATATCTAAATAGTCATTCCATTTTATAGAATATTTTAATGTATTATCTATTTCTAATAAATCAATCCATTTTAAACCTATTATAGATAATTCAAATTTACCTGCGGCACTAGTTTCTTCATCTCCTTCTGATAATCCATGATCATCTCTTTCTACATATTCTATAAATTTATATATTGAATAAGCTTCTTCTTCTTTAGTATAAACAATATGAATTTTGTCTTTATTTCCACAATTTACAGATTCATTTTTTCTATTAACTAAAATTCCATCATCTTTATTTTCAATATATTTATTTCTTTGTTCTTCATCTAATAAAAGAGTAAAAAAAACTTGATTTCCATTAGAAATAAATTTATTAAATTTTTTGTTATGATTTATTGATATCAAATCTTCTAAAATATCATTTATTATTTCTCCAAAATTTGATGTTATATGAACATGGATTCCTTTTTTTAATAAATTCAGCAAAAAAACTCCTGTAATTTCATATTCTTCATTTTTATTAGGAAACATTTCACTATTCATATATAGATCATTAATTAAATATCTATTATTTTTCTCATTAGAAATTTTTTCTAATTTTTCTTTTAATGTTTTTGAACCAATAGCATGTAAATCTAAAGATCCACATGATAATATTTTAGGTTTAACATATATTCTAAAATAATTATTTAATTCTATTTTAGTTATAGTCATTTTAGATTTAATGAATCCTTCCAAAGGCTTTGGTTCATTTTTATTTCCTCTTAACATATTTTCATTATTCCGTATTATTCTATAATATGTAATATCAAAATCCAATAATTCTTCATCTGCTATTAATATATAATTTCTAAGCATAGTATTAATTTTGTCTGTCCATTCATTTTCTAAATTTTCTAGACTTTTTAGCTCTTCTATTCTTTTATTGATTTTAGGGGTATAAATATTTAAAAACATAAAATTTTTTATTTTATCATATTTACATTCTTTTTTTTCTTTTATATTCTCTGTACTACATTCACCCGATGTCCACCTACCTCCTATATGATTTATATAGTTTTGTAGTAATTTTTTACCTTTTTTTGTATGAATATCAAAAAATTTACTAGATATTGGATCTTTGATTCTAGAATAATTAAGTAATAATGGTACTAGATTTAAACTTTTATTCATAATATATATATAAATAGAATTAAATATATATTTAAATAAAATTGATTTATACATATATGTTTGTATTATTAAACAAATACTATGAATAATGAAACAGTATCATATATTGAACAAAATAACAAGAATAATAAAAAAGTACCATGTACAGAATATGCAGAAAAAATAAAAGAGTTAGAAAAAGAAAAAGAAAATTTAAAAAAAAAAATTCTAGATATAGAAGATGGTATAAATTATTTAAATAAAAATTCAGAACATAATTGGGAGAGAAAAAGAGAACAATGTTTATACGGTGAAAGATATTATCAATGTAAAAATTGTGGTCTTATTCAATAAATCATAATGTTTATTATATATTATATTTAGGTTTAAATTGATTTATAATTATAAAATTCAAAAACTTTTTAACAATTATCCTAATCATTTCAAATTTTTTTTATTTAAAAAAATATATTGGTGAATCATGTGATTTATATTATAGTGATTTTTGTTATACTTTTTAGATGTAAATAAATATATTTTATATTATATGTACAATTTGGTTATAAATCATTTACCATTAAACAATGATATTAAATCATATATTAGTGATATACTAATATATGATAATGCAAAAAAAATGAAATTAAAATGTTTACATGAAATTAATTATATTAATAAATTATATAATGATGACTTAAATTTTTATGGTTTAAATTATTTTGACAGTTCAGATTTTGCCAAATTTTTTTTTATATTCAAATATAATTACTAATATTATTATTATTTAAAAACCTACTATAATATTTATAATATAAATATGAGTAATCCTATTACAGTAGATAATCTAGGGACATTAATTATAAATGATAAAAACCTACCTTTACAATCTGATTTTAACTTATTAATTAATCAATTTGATCAATTTAATAATTTGGTTTTAAATGATTCGGGAAATATTGTAACATGGGTAGCACCTATAAGTATATTATCAATAACAAGTCAATCATCTTTACCGGATTCTTATATACTTATAAAAAATTTTAGTACTAAACAACGAATAACTTTAGATGGTAATTTACCATTACATAGTAGTGATGTAAGTAAAATAATATCATTTATTAAAATAATCGTAAATGAAATAACATATAATTTGGATTTAACAACATCTGGAATAGTAATAAATCCTGTAAATAGAACTATTGATTTTAATTATATAGCTACAGATTTATCACAACATGTCATTAAAATAAAATTAAAAAGTGCAAGTACTATTGGTATTGGAACGGAAATTGACACTGAATATACAATATCTGTACTTACATCTAATATTTTTCAATTTCCTACAATAAATAATACAACTAAAAATTCTCCACATGATACACTAGATATAACAGTCGGACAAACACTATCTATGAGTAGCATATTTTCGGACAATATTCATTCAGATATAGTATCTACAGTAATTATAAATGACGGTTTTACAAATATTAATGCGGTATCTAATATATCTGATAGCAATATAAATTACTCTTTTACTATTACAAATGATTCAGATCACTCGGGAACTATAACTCTTAGTTTCGGAGATATAAATAATGGTTATTCGTGGTCAGCTACTGGTTTACTTACAGCATTAAATGATATTTATACATTTCCGAATATAATATCATATGATGGCACAAGTAACGGATATCATTCGGGGATGCACTTAAAGTTATTTACACCTAGCAATCTTGTGCTTACATTCACTGGTGGCGACCAATTACACAGCAATACTTATGAGACGCAAGTATCTTTAATACAATACAAAACCGGAAATACTGGCTCTTTAGTAACCATTTCAAGTAGCGACGTGACAATCAATTCGGCTACAGGATATGAGACTATAACATTAGCCAATATAGTAGCGACTGCGGTGGATAATGTATACTTTTATATAACTTTGAATGGACCAGATGGCGCTACTATGGCGTCTCCGGCGACACCAATAATATCGAGTTCTGCAGTTGCACCAATAATACCTGAATTTAAATCTTCCACCGGTTCTCCGCCTGGAAGTTTCAATTCAGGTGAAAATATTTCGCAACCATCTGCATTTGCAACAGCTGATTCTTCAGGAATGCATACATTATTTTTTACAGTAAGTACAGGTCTGACTATATCATTCAATGCAGAAAGTTCGCATGGCAGTTCAACTGGTTCTAATTTATATGAAATTTCTAGTAAAGATGCTCACTTTAGTGATTTTAGCACAGCTGGAAGTGTTTCTAACGGTTCTCTAACCAAAATTGGAGTTATTGGTCCTACAGGTACTGGATATGGTGCAATACCTACTATAACATTGACTGATTATACTAAAGTATATGCAATTTATTATCATGGAGGTGGATATGGTACTGTTATGAATATAATAGACTTGTAATATATTAAGAAAAAAACAAAAAATTTATTATTATCTATTTAAAAAATACTTATATAATAATTTAAATAGTTATTATATGAGCAATCCAATAAACTTAAGTGATTTGGGAACATTAATTATCAATGAAAAAAATTTGCCAACAAGATCTCAATTTGACTTATTGACCAATAAATATAATCAATTTATAAATACTGTATTTTTAGACACATTCGGAAATCTCGTATTATGGGTTAAACCTACCAATATCGCCTCTATAACAACTCAATCTTCATTGCCTGGTAATTATATTTTTGTAAAAGGTAAAAGTACTAGACAAAGAATTACATTTACAAGTAGTTCACAATTATATAATAATGTTGTAAGTAAAATGATATCATCAATCCAAATAATTGTCAATGGAATTGCATCTAATTTAGATTTAACAACATCAGGAATAGTAATTGATCGTCTTAATAAAACTATAGATTTTAACTATACCGCATCTAGTTTATTACAACACGATATAATAGTAAAATTAAGAAATACAAATCTTCTTGAGATAGGAAGTATAATTAGCACAAATTATACTATATCTGTTCAATCTTCTAGAATTATTGAATTACAATTTCCTAATATTGTAACTACTATTAAAAACTCACCACATGACATTACTGATGTAACAGTTGGCCAAACATTATCTATGACTAGTACATTTTTGGATAATATTCATTCTGATATCGTATCTACTGTTATTGTAAATGATGGTTATACTAATATTAATGCGGTATCTAGTATATCTGGTTCTACTTTAAATTATTCATTTACTGTTTCCAATGATTCTGATCATTCTGGCATAATTACTTTAAGTTATGGAAATTTAGAAAATACATATTCATGGTCAGCTAATGGTATACTTACAGCCTTAAATGATATTTATACATTTCCTAATATAGTATCATATGATGGTACAGAAAATGGGTATCCATTAGGTATGCACTTGAAAGTGAATTCGTCTAGCACTCTTGTACTTTCGTTAACGGATGGCGATCACTTACATAGCGACATTTACGCCTCACAAATTTCGTCGATTCAGTATAAGACAGGTTCAAGCGGCACTCTTGTTACAGTTTTATCATCTGATGTTAGTATTAATTCGGCTACAGATGTGGAGACAATTACGATAGAGAATGTGATTGCTACTGCACCCGATGACATTTACTTTTACGTGATATTGAAGGGTCCAGATGGGGCTCTAAGTTCCTCAATAAATATGACGATTCCTAATACGGCACTACATTACTGGCCAGTTCCAACTGATTGGATAATATATTCTAACTTTAGTGGTTATAATTATACAAACACTGGTGATAATAGTACTGACAATAATGCTGCTGCAAGTATATTAAGAGGAATGGTATCACAAAATACTTCAAAATTCTCTCTTCCATATCGTAGTACTTACAATGGAATGATACACACTCTTGGTAGTCCAGCGGAAGTTGCTACAATAAATGGAAATACATATCCAAGATTTGCAGGTGATTATAGTGGATGGGGTTCGCCATGGTGGAAATTACATAGCACAAATATTACGTGGACAACAATGACGGAGGTAATAGCATTTAAATGTAACACTCCATTTTCGTCATGGACAGACAATTTTTACTTTGCTAAACAAAATTACAGTTGGACTCTCTTGTATTCAGACCCTGTGCATCATAATAGAGATTCAACACAATATCCTGGATATGATCCAGTAACTATGAATTCTAATGGAAATTTTTATCAACGAAATAATGGTGCTCCACAAGATGAAAATACCGTAGGATTTCAATTGAGTTTAATTAATACAGGTAACGGAATTTTACCCGCAGCATTTTGGCTTCATGGAGAAATTCCTATGGGTGATTATTCATATGTGATTAAGGTTCATCAAATTTATTCTAATGGTAGTGGTTTAGTAAGTTCCGCAAGTGCTACAGTTCATTGTTATGATGGTTATCAATGGCATTCTTCTACCAAAGCAATACCACCTGTCCATTCTTCAGCACATCAAGTTAATCATGCAACGTTCCAATATCAAGGATGGAGTACTTCAACTGGTGGAGTTTGGCTTGCCCCTACTTGGCACAACACGGATACAACATGGATAGGTTGGGCACAAAATGACGATATGAGTATAGAAGACCAAGATGAGATTGTAGATCATTATGCGGGGTTATTAGTGGGTTCGTCACCTTAGTTTCTATAATCTAAATCTAACTTTTCTGTTCCTAAAAAAAAAAAATTTATTGAAAAAATCATCATAATATTAAAAATAGTTTGTGTGAATTAGTCAAACATTTACCTTTTTATAATTTATATATTCATATAATTTCTTTTTTTTTACTTAAAATAAATACTATAAATATATATATTAATAATGAGTGATGAAATAACAATAAGTGATTTGGCTACATTGATAGTTAATGATAAAAATTTAGTAACAAAAGAAGAGGTAGATTTATTAAATGGTAAGCTAAGTCAATTAAATTCTCTATCAACTGATATTTATGGAAATTTAGTGTTATGGGAAATACCTACCGAAATATCTTCCATAACAACTCAATCTTCATTACTTGATAATTATATTTTTTGTAAAGATAAAATAACAAGACAAAGAATTACATTAACAAGTAATGGAGTACTACATAATGATAATATAAATAAAATGATTTCCAGCATTGAAATTACTGTAAATGGAGTTACTTCAGCATTAGATTTAGATACATCTGGCATTGTAATTAATAATAAATCTATTGACTTTAATTATACAGCTACAACAATAGCTCAACATGATATAAAATTAAAATTAAAGAATGGCGGAATTAATAATTATGGAACTATAGTTGATACTGATTATAATATATCTGTTTTAGCATCGAAAATTTTCGAATTTTCTCCAACTCTAAATACAACTGTAAAAAATTCACCCTATGATAATTTAGATATAACTGTAGGTCAAAACTTATCAATGACTAGTACATTTTCTACATTAATACATAATAATATAACACCCAATATAGTAATTAGTGATGGTACTACTAACCCTAACGTATCTTATAATATCTCAGGTACTGATTTAAATTATTCTTTTATTATTGCTAATGATGCGGATCATTCTGGGAGTATAACTCTTAATTTTGGAAATATACAAAATAATTATTCCTGGACAGCAACAAACTTATTAACTGGTGCTGATCATATTTATTCATTTCCAAGTAATTTTACCTTTGAACCTAATAAAGGACTTAGTATTGATGTTAGACGTGGATTGTTTGCTTCAGAAACTGCTAATAATTATACGACAGATCAATATTATATACCCACAGATGGTAGTATAATTTGGAATACAAATCAAGATGGTAAAGGAATAGTTTTAACATCTTCAGATTATGGTTATTTACCAACAGGAACTCACACACCCGAAAGTCCCGGGTCATGGCCTAATGTATTTCCTTTTGGATTTAGCGCAATGTGGGTATGGAGAGAACCTGAAATGAAGAGCTTTTTATCACTTAATTTTTGGACTACTGGTATTTATAATACTCCTACTGGAGGATATGATAAGAGATTCCAATTATGGGCTACTAACGATTTAACATTATATGGTGATAATAGTGGTAATGGACGGTATTATGATTCCCAACATCCAAATAGTTACACGAATCCCTATAATCATTCTATTACTAATGTAACTGATAAAAATGGTTGGACATTTATTGGTGATTTTCAATTTAAAGGATCATCAAACTATCCGAGTGATCATCATTATCAAGTTGGAAAGCATAAAATATTAGCAAGTGATACAGTGGGAGCTGCTAATGAAAAAACTGCAAGTGAATGGGCATCCCAAATTCCAACAGATAGTTTTGGAATATGGATGATATATATACCATGGTCAGATCCATACGCAGACACTAGTAGAAATCCTTATTATACTCCAATTATATCTAGAATTGCTATTAATTTAGAAGCTGACGACGCTTTTTGGAATACAGGAGATACTGTACAAACTCCTAGTGACAAAACAAATACTACATATAGAATTACCTATCCTTATTTAGATCCAGGTAAATTAATATTATTATCGGAAAATAGTAATATAAATTTGATGTTAGATAATGAATTACATAGTAATATATATAATGAACAAATAGAATTATTAAATTATAAAATTGGATCTTCTGGTCAATATCAAAATATTTTAGACATTGACACTAATATTGATTTGTCTACAAGAAAAATTAATATTTCTAATATAAATGTTCCATCTCTTAATAATGATATATATATTAAATTAATTCTAAAAGGTCCAGATCATACAAATCAAAATAATATATTATCAAATGAAATTATTAAAGTTATAGAAAAGAACAAAATTTTACGTCCAGTAATCAATGTGTCATGGTTTTGGCCAACAGATAATACATCAGAACCTAACTTTTATGGAGCACATTACATTAGTAATTCTGGTTTATATGCTAGTCAATTTGGTGGATGGGGTGGTAATGATCCACTATATAATCAAAATTTTAAAGATTGGATCGTAGCATCATCAGATCCTGAAACACTATTCCTTACAACTTGGGGTAATCTTTTTGGTAGCCATGAGATATCAGGTTGGAATCCACCTGGTAACTTTTTAATACCTTATAGAGGATCCGGTGCAAGTTGGTATGGTCACTTAGCTGTTAGTAATAGCGAAAGCCAATATTTTGTTAGTGGTAATATATACATGGATTCTCGATGGGTTCATAATTATTGGGTTGGTACAGTTGGAGGAAAAAGGCTTTTTTCACTTAGTAATACTACTATAAATAATTTTAGATATGGAATGGGATTTTCATCTCCTGGTACCGTAACAAGAGTATATTGTAACAAATCTGGAATAGGATCTGAATCAGATTTAACACAACATTTAAACAATGCTGTTTTTAAATTTACTGGATATAATAATAGAAATGATTTATATAACAAAACTAATGGAACTTTACTATTGGAGGTATCGGGTACTTCATGGATGAATGGATGGAATTCATTTACAACTATAGGCAATTTTTCACATATAGATTTTGAAAAAACAACAGATGATAGTTATTCTGGTACAATTTATATTCCTATATTTATATATGGAAGTTGAGATTTAGAATATATATTTATTTAGATGTTATGGTTCTAAAGTTATAAATTTTTATTAGTAATATCAAAATTATAATAAAATATATAATAATAAATTCTAATTATAAAATAAGATAATGGGACTATATTTTTTTGATCAATATTCATATTTACATTTTGCTTCTGGAATTATAGCATATTTTTGGAATTTATCAGTTAAAAATTGGTTAATAATACATACAATTTTTGAAATATTAGAAAACACTACCTTTGGTATTCATCTTATTAATAAAATTTTTACTGTATGGCCTGGAGGTAAACCTCTACCAGATTCATTTCAAAATATTTTAGGTGATACTTTCTTTACTATTATTGGATGGTTATCAGCATATTATATAGATAATTTAGGCAATAAATATGGATGGTATACATTACATATACAAAAATGATTATCATATTATAGAAATTATTTTGTTAATTCAATAATTTCACAATTGGGATAATATTTTAAAAGTGGTTTTATTACATTTAATCTCTTTTCTAAAGAATTTTGTAAATTATTTCCTTTTCTTTTACATTTTGAGAGTCTTTCAATAGTAATAGCTTCACTTTTACTTAAATTTCTGATTTCTATTGAACAAATCCATTCTCCATTTTCTTTATGAAATTTTGTATATCTAGGACCACCTTTTAATTCACCATTGTGTTCCTTTAAAGTTTTAGAAAGATTTTTAGTAATCCCTAAATAAGTTCTATTAATGTTATCAGTATTACTTAATAAATATACTATATAATCTTTTTCTCCAAATAACATTAATATATATTTATTTAATATAAAAATAATTAGAAAGAAAAATATTATTTATAATATTATAATTTAATTATAAATTGGTCTGGTGGAAAAAAATTTAATCTATAACTATTTCTATTTTTTATTGTCAATTCATAAAATTTATGAATTCTAAAATTATTTATTAGTATAAAAAATTTGATTTTAATCAAAATATTTATTAAAATCAATATTAATGGAATTTTTCCGATCAATCAAATCTGAGCTATTTTCTAAAATTAGTAATAGTGAATTACCTATAATTTTATCAAAAATATCAATTAAGTATAAAAAATATAATAATGTAGAAGTATATACATATAAATTAAAAGATAAATTGGATGATGACAAAGAATATGGAAAGTATAAATCACTTATAGATTTATTACCAAGAGCATGCTCCATTTTTGTAATAGATGGGCAAATTCAAAAGATTTTAGAAGGTAATAAAAAATTTTCCGGAAAAACAGCTATTGACGAAGATCCTGAAAATGATTATAGTAATTTAGTAAATACCAGTATTTACGATCATAATGAGATTTTAGATTGGGCTAAAAATGGTAATCTTGAAATTACTTATACTGAAAAAGAAAATGGTAAAAATTGTGTCGCTTCACTATTTAGTTACAATGATAATCTTTATTTGATAGCTGGATCTAAAAATATGCATATTCCCATAAAATTTGAAATACTTTCAAATGAGTCAGAATGGAATGATTTTAAAACAAAATATAGTATTTGTGATCTAACTTTAGGAATCTTTGAAGATATAAGATCAAATTTAAAAATATTTTTAAGCGATTTCAGTAAAAAAGAATTTTTGGAAGAAAAAAATACTATTGTAGGTGAATATTGTGATGGTCAACATTTTTGCGATGGGAATAATACTATTAAATGGTTTTCTATTTCAAATAATGGAAATGCTAAAGATCCAATTGAAAGCCTCAAAAATCTAAAAAAGGCTGGTTATAATGTGGTTAATTATAAAACAGTATATGATTCTCAATGGGATAAATCTAATTTAGAAACTATTGAAAAAATATTTGAAATAGGTCGAACAGACGAAGGTGAAGGTGGAGTATTATATTGTACTAATAAAATTACTGGAAAAGTAATTTTAGTTAAAAATAAGGCTGTTGGATATATATTTAAAAGAATTGCTAGACAATGTATTTTAAGAGGATATAGATATATAGAAGATATATCAAGAAGAGTCTGTGAAACAAAAGATTATCATAAATTGAATACTGTAGCTGCTGCTAATTACACCAAATTATTATATGATTTTGGTATGTGGATGATGAATAAATCTTATCCTTGTAAAATTATTGGTCATACACCTGTTCATTCCGTAAAAAAACATTTAGATAATGGATTTAATATCAGATGGAAAGAATTTTTGACTGAAACAGGGAATAGTGATATTAAATTAAATCAAAGTGATATTGGAAATTTTGATAATGATGAATTTTTTAAGATTCTTGGAGATATTTATCCTATTAGAAATAGAATAAATAGTCCTATTGTGTGTATGATTCAAGGATTACAAGGTAGTGGAAAATCAACTTTAGGAAATGCTTTATGTCAAGAATTTAATTCTAACTATAAAATTAGATATTACGAACAGGATGAATTTTGGGGATGTACATTGTCATGCCAAGGTGCTCTTTATCATGATATTAGAAATTCTAATGGATCTGAAATAATTGTTCTTACAAGATGTAATGCAAATCAAAAGCAATATGAAAAATATTTAGATTTATTTCACAACTTTAATTGTAAAGTATTTTTTACATCTCCACTATCTTATAATAATCCATTATATCTTGCTGTATCAATTGCTGGAGTAATTAATAGATCCGATAAAGGTGATAAATTAATGGTAGGAAGATTTGAATCTGATTTAAAAGATGCTGTTAAATTTATTAATGATAATTATACTAATTTTGAAATTCCTGATAATACTTTATACTATCCCGTTTATTATCCCATAAAAGATGAAACTATCGAAATTGAAGCTGCTAAATTTTATGCGATATCATTAGAAGAATTTAGCAATTTTGTATCTAGAAATGTTGATAGACTTAATAATATTAGAATTGGCTTATCTCAATCAGTTTTTATAATTAGTAATGAAATCAAAAACATATTACATTATAAGAATTCTAATAAATTAGTTAAATGTATAAAAAATCCAGAATATTCAGGATTTTTTATAAATGATATTAATAAAGAAAAACTTCAAAAAGTAATAATTGAAACTGTAGGATTATTACAAAATTTTAAGTTATATTGTTCACATGTTACACAATTTTATATTGGAAAAAATAAAAAAAATGTTTCTATACCAGAAAATATATGTGAAGAATTTAATGAAGTATATATCAATATATCTGAAATAGTAATTAGATTCCGTGATAATTCTTGTTGTTTTAAGATAGATTCAATTATTGATAAAAATACTGGAAAAATTATACAAACTCAAGAAAGAGTACATTTAACAGGATATCTTCCCAATACTATTAACCCGAAGGAATCCAACTCTTTTGTTGATTTATACGATGAAACTGTAAAGAGAATTCCTTATCCAGAAGTCATTGATGGAATCTGCCTATGGAAAAAATAGTATCGTCTAATTTATACAACTTGTTGGATATCTTGGAAAAGGTATACAATCTTTTATATTGCTTAGCCCAGTTATTAACATTATCAATCTTTCGAAACCTAAACCAAAACCTCCATGAGGCGCACTACCAAATCGTCTTAAATCTAAATACCACGATAGATTATCTTCATTTATATTTTTATTTTTTATCACTTCAACTAAATTTTCATAATTCTCTTCTCTCATAGAACCACCTATTATTTCACCTATTTCTGGTACTAAAATATCCATAGCCTGTACTGTTTTACCATCTTTATTGACTTTCATATAAAATGATTTTATTTCTTTAGGATAATCATAAACTATAGTAGGTCCATATTTTGACGTAATATATTTTTCTTGACTACTATTCAAATCATCACCCCATTTTTCAATCTTATCAAATTTAGATTTATCATCATAATCATTAATTAAGATTTCTACAACCTCTGTATATGATATCTTTTTAAAAGAACTTTCTATTAAATTTTCTAGAAATTCCTTTTTTCCTTTATAAATATATTTATCTATAAATTCAAGATCATCTATATTATCTTCTAATACTTTCTTTATACAAAATTTAATATAATTTTCTGCTAAATTCATTAGTTCATCAAAACTTATAAATGCTGCTTCTGGCTCTACCATCCAAAATTCTGCTAAATGACGAGACGTATTTGAATTTTCAGCACGAAATGTAGGTCCAAATGTATATACTTTTGATAACCCAATCGCATACGATTCTGCATGTAATTGGCCTGATACTGTCAGAAAAGTTTTTTTTTCAAAAAAATCATTTTTATAATTAATTTTATTATTTTTTATCATATCATTAATTCTTGTATCTATATTAGTTACAGTAAATGTTTCTCCAGCGCCTTCACAATCATTAGAAGTTATTATTGGAGTATGAACATTAATATATTTTAAATTTTGAAAATATGTATGAGTTGCGAACGAACATGTATTTCTTATTCTTGCTAACATTCCAAATGTATTAGTTCTTACACGTAAATGTGGATATTTTCTAACATAATCCAAACCATGCGCCTTTTTAGCTAGAGGAAAATGGTCTGGATTAACTGTTCCTATTATTTTAAGGTTATCTAAGTCTGTTTTTAATTCAAATAATTGCTCTTTGGCAGGGCTTTTTGTTATTTCTCCATATACACTTATACAAACTGATTTCGATAATTCTTTTAATTTATTTTTATTATCTGTATCAATATCATCGTCAAATTCAATTACTATTTGTAATGATGTTAAACAAGAACCATCATTAATATAAATAAATGCTAAATTACTTTGAACTCTCGAAGTTGTTATCCAACCTTTTATTTCACATGTTAAACCTAAATAATCATTACTAGTAAAAATTTCTTTTATATTCATTTTATTTTTTCTATAATAATATTAACTTTAAATAATAATTGTAAAATATTATAAATAAATATATATATATTATATATATGTATAATAAAATATTTAATACTGAAACAAATAATTTTGAAAATATAGATACAAAAGAAGGAAAATTAATACTAAGAAATTATATAAATTATATAAAAAGACATTATAATTATACAAATTTATCTGGGGGGGG